ATTAATTTGAGGATTATTCCATCCCTTCGAAAATTGCGGATTGGTGATTGAGTGCCAATTCATACACTTCCAGCATCATTTTTCGGCAAGCTTGAAAAATCAGTAAATCTTGAATATACCCATATTCAACAAATAGGTTATATTCAAATCGCTTGTAAACATTCTCCATTGTCGTTGCTGTATTTTTTCCATCCCTGCCATTAATTCGCTTTAAACCTCTAACTTCATCGCTATAGCCTTCAATATCTTTTGATTCAATGAATTTTTCGATCTTTTCAGGAACCAATATGCATTTTTCCATTACGCGAATGATCATAATTTATTCTCCAATAAAAGTATTAAATTCCTTTTCGCTGTTTTAAGCATTAGCCATTTTTCTACTTCTACTGCAAAACAAATCATCCAAACTTGCTGGATTAACTGTAATCTACCCCGCAAACATCGCCATAACCGCTGATATCAAAGCCATCAATATCTACTGTTTCCAAATCAAGGAATTCCAAACGCTGATTTACAGCATTAAGATAATCTTCTGTATCTATTTCTTCATCTTCAATTAATTCCCATCGCTCATTTGGATAAGAAACAGCATAAGGGTAAATAGTTTCAAGAAACAATATGGAAGTGATGTATCTTGTATCTGTATACCCCGTTTCATCTTCACATTGTTTTTTCATCCAGTTGTAAATCGTTTCAATATAACTTGAAGATTTTATTCCTGTGCGATTATGAAATCCTTCCAAAATATGTCGGCATTTCCTCTCCATTTGATCGCATCTTGCACTCAATAATTCATTTAAATCATCTGGCACCAAGAAATGATGATCAGCTATTTTTAATATGCTCATTTTTTGTCTCCTTATCTATGACAATTACCTCCCATTTAACTTCAGGATTCTGACTAATCATATCTTGTAATTCATTCATAAATCCAAGAAACATCACAAAAGCATTTTCACCGAATTCATTGATCATTGCGTCTTTGTAATTAATTAATTCGAGTCGCAATGGTGAAATAAAATCAATTAACGATTCCGCTCCGGTTAAGCCATTCAATTCCGAAAAATCAAATCCAAATCGGCATCGCTGCATCCATGCTGGATATGGTTCTGACAATCTATATTCATCATTATCATAACCCATAAAAACAGTGCATCGATCAATCATTGGTTCTAATTGAATCAAAGTTTCATTTCCATAACTTCCACAAACCGCACTGATTATGTGTAGAAATTCTATGCTGTCAGTTAAGTGCTGTTCAGTATAGATATCGTTTTCAGAAAGAAATTTTTCATATTGATTTTTTGTATTTTTAATTATGAATTCCACTAAATCATCAAAATCCTTTGCCCCCATTCCATCATAGAATGACAAATTTGCCGGAGCATTGCTGAACCTGAATAAAAGCCAGATTTCTTTTGGTAAATGGAATTGATAGTCAAGCAATTCCAACATATAGTAATCATTAACAACAGATGAAAGTCTTAAACGTTTTTTTCTGCCTTTTGATACTGCATCTTGGTCAATGACTCTGAATTCATATTCTTCATTATTCATTATTTTCTGTCTCATTTGTTGATTGAGTTTCACTATCGATTTTCAATTCATATTTGATCAATAATTTCTTATAAGCAATTTCATGCATATCAATTGAATGCTTATAGACTTCCACACTTTTTTTACTTTGCTCTACTTCTTCAGTCAATTGTCTTATTTTTTTACGCAAACTTTTAATTATTTTGTCTTTTGGCGTTAGGTCAATCTTCTCTTTTTTTCTATTCTTTTTGTAATTCTTGCCGCTAATCTGGTTGATTCGATCAACGTATTCACTGTGATAGTTGTAAATTAATACCCTGTTTATCTTGGCCTCTTTTGCCACATTCGAAATATTTATCTGGCTATCTTTTGGTATTACAATTGGTCGATTATAAATCAACCTCTGCAATGCCAATTCAATGATTTCTTTTTGGTATGCTCTGATTGATCGGATTGGAGCTTGGACTTCCATTACTTTTTACCTCCATTTTTATCAGCCAATGAATTGAGTAATTTGAATAATTCTGAATTGTGATGGCGTAAATTTGGATAGTAATGCTTTAAATACGTTGTTTTCGTTATCAGCCATTTTCTGTTTTTGTTCTGTCTGGCCAATAGATACAATTCTCCCAAACGAAAAAAACAAATCCAGCTATCCATTACATCATTGCAATTCGACTGGTTGGAAGGCGCTCGATTGAGAATGGCTTTAAATAATTTAATGATGATGGGCAAAGATTGCGCCCCTGTTTGTTCTTTGATTAATTCAATGCCTAAATCATTGCCAGCAGCCAATTCAAATATCCGGCGTTCACTTTCCTCAATACGTATGTATTTTTCTCCGATACAAGCGATTAATTGATGGCCTTTCATGGTTTGATCCTTTGCTTTTGTTCTGAGTTTCTTTTTCCTCGTTTATTAATTAGTCACTGTATTGCATAGCGGCTAAAAAAAGCTTGTGAACGGTTTTTAACGCATTTTTATAAATCACTTCTGACTGTTTTTTGCTCTTGCAGAAATCCGCATATAGATCGATGATTTCTGTTTTTCTTTCAATCAATGTTTGATGCAATCCGAATAAAAAATCGGCTTTTAAGTAATCGTTTGGAAGGGAATTTAAATGGTCAAAACCATCGTGATGGTAGATTTTTGCGATTGAATTCATTTCTTTTGGAATGATTATAATTTGATCATGAAGCTTTATTTGAATTTGATTATTATTTGTCATGGTCATTCATCCTGTTTATTAATTATTCTAATTTCCCTGTTACTTCAATTTCATCAAATGTATCCATATCCAGCCAGACGCTATCTTGATGCTTTAAACAGCATTCCGATATGTGCTTTAATAATTCGATGGCTTTTGAGGCGCTTCCCGCATTGTGATCAAGTTCTAGTTCTCGGTGGAAAGCTGAATTCGTTTGGATGGATTTCAGCATTCTATTGACTTGATAAAAGGCAATGGCCCCTGTCATGCCAGCAATGTATTTAATGCCTTTTCCGGTATAGATGGCGTAGAAATGGGGATTGAGATTGCGATTGAAATTGATCAATTCATCTTCAATTTTGATGCTGCATTGCATTGCCAAATATCCTTATTTTGGCGAAATGGAATATTTCTAATTGTTATTGTAACGACAATTGTAATTTTTGCTTGTATTATTTTAGGTTATTTTTTAACCTGCCTTAAAAGCAAAAGAGCGCAAAATGCGCTCTTAAAGATTTATGGCCAGAACGGATTCAGCATCCATTCTGTTATCGCTTCAATGTATTTCTTATCCAGAAAGCTTACGGCCTGTACCAAATCAAACTCATTGTCATTTGAATGAGACCAGACCATCAAAGCAAATTGAAGTAAAATAATTTGGCCGGTTGAAGCGGTTGCAAAATAGTCATCCACTCTTTGAATGTCATATTCTGGCGAAAATTTATCAAAATTAAACAGCCTGTGAATATGGATGCCTTTTTCAGCCAGCCAATCAAAATAATGCCGTTGCTCTGCTGTCATGTCGCATTTGATATCAAAATCCTGATCCCATATTTTCATAATATTTACCCCTTTCTTTTTGGTTAATTAACAGGCAATGGCCCTATAATACTGGTTGCCATACTTTCAATTTGCTCTTGCGCTGTTCGGCCATCTTCTGACACGAAATGCAATTCTGTAATCCGGCAAACGCACGCTCGATTGCGGCAACTGTATTGCAGAGCAAATTCATTATTGCCATTCAGGAACGGAAAATTGAATGACATATATGCCTTTCGATTTTCCGTAATCAAAGTAACTTTCTCTGCTATATCTGTTGATACCAGAACATCATCAATTACCGGAACTCGATTACGATCAATTTGATCAATGGGCATAAAACCTGTTACTGGCGATAATACAACGCGCCCAAATCGGTTCTGGTAAACGAATGGCTGATTGGTTTCTGGTATTGACCAGTCGTAATTTCGAGTAGCCATGATCCTTATTCCTGTAATTAAGTGAGGTGGGGCTTTCGCCCCTTCCTTATAAATATCGATAAATTCCGTCTTTTACACAAATGACAGTCGGTTCATAAATCGCCTTTAGCATGTTCTTTTTTGATCGACTGATTTTCATTTTTTGACAATTAACCGGAGTGCCATCGACTGTGAACCCACCGGCAAGCTTGATTGAATTTCCTGAATCTGGGGCATTCAGCACTTCTCCAACCACTTCACCATACATATTCAACATTGCTGCTCGACCTTGATTGCTTGGCATTTTGTTTCCTCTCTCATTCGCTGCTTTGTATAGTTATAATTATAGTCAATTTGCGCTAATTGTCAAAGAGAAATTATGAATCAATAGAAAATATTCTCTGGAAACGAAAGCAATCTAACAAATGATACTTTTTTGATTTCAGTAATCCGCTTTCTTTTTACAAGTTCACAAACGACTTTATGAACTTGCTTTGCTTGCTCAATGTTTGTTGTTCGATAACATTGCCTTTGATCAACCCCCCGCCAAATACCGCATCGCTTTGTAAATATCATTGTTTCAAAAATAATCACATCATTGTGCTTATCACGACCATGCTCAACTGACAGTAACACTGTTGAAATTCGGCATCCGTTGACATAATTTTCAGCCAACTGATTATTCCATTTTGGATATTCCCTTTTGTAATTAAGATAATCAATAAAATTAAATGCTTTTATTTCACCGCTTTCATCAAATGTAAAAAACAGTCGATCATCCATTAGTGATGATTCCTTCAATATTTTAATTTTTTCGGCAAACAATCCATTTTCTTATTTGCAGATTCAAATATGGCTAAATACTTTTTTGGCACTTTCATATCATTATCAAATTCAGCATCACCAAAATAAGCATGGCCACGATCAATTAAGCCGTTAGATTCCGAACCGATATCCTTTACTAACACCAATCGTGCAAATACAGGAATTCCAACTTCACTGACTACGGTTCGTTTTGGCGGCCAAACTTCTGATACTTTTTCCGAGTGTTCATAATCGATAATATCTTGATATTGATCGTCATAACACCACTCACATTTCCATTCGTAACAAGACTTGACGCGAATGGAATCTTTAAATTCTTTTGTATTGTATATGCTCATTACCCTTGCGCCTTCTCATATTCTTTAACCAGCTTTTCAGCGTATTTTTTAATCCGCTCTTTGTATTCAGGTTCATCTGGCACCCAAACACCATAACGCTTCAAACCTTGTTCTTCTCGTCTTGCTTTAAACGCGGTAATCGCTCGTCTGTCTCTTGCGCGTTTCATTTCCAATTGTTTTGGTGTCAATTCGTCCACTGTGGGAACATATCGCTCGTATGCCATTTTGAAGTCTCTCTTTATTTGTTGATGAATTGTTTATTCAACACTCACTCTAACAGAGTAGGCAATGAGTGCTAATCTGTCAAATGATTTAATGTTTCAGGGTTGATATCCTGATTCACACTGGTATCACGAACAAACACAATGCGACTGCCAATCGGTTTGTTTTTATGCTCGCCTTTGTAATAGCGTTCATTTATAAGCTGCCGAAAAAACCATCGGCGATAATGCGCTTTCCGATCACTGTCACTAACCAAATGTTTGCCAACTGTCTGTTTTTGCCATTTGCCGTGATTTAATGGCTCTATGTGTTTTGGCTCTTTTGATTCGGGATAACCGCTCTCAATTGCGCCGGGAAAACTTGAGCAATATACCCCCAACATCACAACAAGTCGTGAAATGATGAATTGCAGATGCGAATCTGTTTCTGTTTCTTTAGACAAATGATCGTATTCGAATTTATTGAATTTACCCAATATTTTTACGTACTCATCATAATTCTGAGATTTCAGCACAGGCAACAATTCACTTTCAGGAATACAAATTCGTAAAAGTGGCGATACAAGATTGCCGGATTCAACTTTATCCGTGAAATAATTTATTGCTAGGGTTTTATCATTTGCATAATCCCCGCCGCGATTCATTTTGACTTTGCCAAGTCCTGCTAATTCTGCAAAATTCAGCATGACTTTTTCACGCTCATCTGGCGACATGTAAGAGACCAGCAAACCTTTTACTTCTATACCATCGATCGAAAATCCTTTTGGCATCGCCAATATGAATATATCATGCGGCATTTTGAAATGTTCAAGAGTGCTGAAATCGCATTTCGCTTCATAAAGTGATTTCAGTAATTCAGAACTGGCTGGGAAAATAACATTCCGATCAGAATGGTTGATCCATTGATTTTCCTCCATTAACACAACGGTATCCATCGATGGCAATAAATCTTTAACAACATTTGATTTATACAAATAAGTCATTGCCTCTTTATATGCGGCCTTACCTTTTTTCTTGGATTTTTTATTGATGCCTCGCGTCTTTCGAATGGTTTTTTCCATCGTATCGATAAGCAAAGAATAATAATCGTATTTCATAATAGTTTGATCCTGATTTTGTTTATCGCCTATTCCCTCAATCAAGAGGGAATAGGGAATGGAATTTGTTGCGTAAACTTTCAACCATTTTTATTTGTTGCTCGCCAGATTCGTCAAGTAGGGATTGCAAAAATTCCCTGACAGGCAAATTATAATCGCCATCAACTTCAAATTGAGTCATTAAAACATTGTCGCAATTGACCACCAAGACTGGCTTAAAAAGTCCAGTAAAACCCATTTTAAATTCAAGGTTGAATTCTTCACCATTCTTTTCAATTTTTGCAAAATAATGGCGAATATTTTCACCGCGATTAATGTCTTTCAAGTTTTTAACTTTCATATATTCTGGCAATTCGATCATGGTATTTCTCACTCTTGGTTGTTTTTCACACAATTGAAGTATATGCGCTTTGCGCTAATTGTGCAAGAGGATACGCAAGAAATATTTAACTAACTGACTTTGTGGTTTGGAAAGGAATCAGGGGCCATGAAAACCCCTGTAATCGTTATTCTTATTTTCTCATGCGCTTATCGGCTTTAGGATAAAACGGCGCTGGATCGGCAATGCCATCCCATTGGGCTAGAAAATCAACGGCCTCTTGGTGCGTTCCGAAACAAATACGGCCATTATTCACAAAGTCTCGATCAAGATCACAGAAAACGCCGACTGTGTATATCATTCGATGTATGCCGTAAAATTTACCATCAATTATGCGTATATGACGATATCCGGCGTGAAAAAGATGCAGAAATAATGCAAATTCTTCTGGACTAAAATCCTCAGCTTGAGAATCAATAAATTGCATATTAATTGCTCTGGGAATGATTAATGAATAATTGGATTCATTTCGGTTTCAGCATCTTGTGATTTTATGGCTCTCTCATAAAGTGTATAGATAATGGTTTCTGTTAAAAATGCAATTGTGCATTTTTCAATAAATACATCTTTATCTACATTCATTATCTCTGCTAATTCTAATGCAGCATTAATATCATTTTCTTTTATCACATTATGTAGTTTTTCTTTATCATCTTTTGACCATGTTTTTATAGTCTTTGTGAAATATGACACCATTCGATTATAGAAAATGGATAATTTATACATGCCAATTGAAAATAACAAAGCTTCTGTATAACCTGAATTTCTTAATGAAACGCATTTTTTAATACTGTATTCAAGCCGATAATCAAATTCCATTGAGTTAGCCTGTTCTAAATAACCATCCCTTTCAGATTCACTCAGACTGATATAGGCGCACTCACCATGATCTTCTATTGATGGGCATTCTTTTGAGAGAAAATATTTATATCCTTCTTTATAATTTTTGTTATCAATGAAAGTTGCTAAGTCTGGATGCTCTGATTTCAATCTGCCAAGCAACAAATCTTCAACTTCAATCATCTGATTATTGTATAGATTGATATAATTGACAATCTGAATTAAGAACTGATAACCAAGTTGCAACTTCTTATTTAATACATAATCATTTTCACTATTCTCTAAAATATCTGACAATACATTTATGCTTGGCTCATTAATATTTGAATCATTTCTCAGATTCATATCCTCAACAACAAGATCAGCAATTGAATCCCTTGCTTGCCATACCAGAATTTGTTTCTCGAATACTCGATTCAGTGAAATAAGATCATAAATACATTGCTTGATACCAACGGAATGATTCACTTGCATAAACAGCATAAATCCAGCAATTGGACGACTGATTTTCATATCCTTTATTCTGTTGTCTATAAATTCTTTTTCACCATCAAGAAATAATTTCGGAATGAGTAATTCTGTATTTTCATTATTCATTTTCTGATCCTTTTTGATAAGTTTCTGCAATTAATTTGTGTTGATTGATTCCTGTAACGTTCAAAATGGCAACCATCAAAAACCATCTTTTCACTTCTCTCTCAATTTGCGCTATTTCTGCTTGGCTTACATTTGATGTATCTATTACATCTTCATTACAATTGCAGAATCTTTCAAATAGCGGCGGATTGATTTCACCAAAGTAATAAAATCCCAATGCGTTCGCTACGCCCATTGCGAATTCAGCATTATCCAATATCATGCTTTTCTGAAATGCTTTTGCTTGATGCAATTTAAATTTAGTAGAAAATATTTCATGAACCTTTTCGTGATATATATTTTCATTAATCAGCGTCAATTTATTCAGATAGCCATCTGGTTTATATTCAAATCCTCCCATTTTCCAGCGATTGTTATATGCCCATATTCTTGCTTCCTCTTGACCAAAAGTGTATGCGTCACGAAATTCAGAATTGCTTGCTTTAATTTGATTAATGAATCTGATTAATGTTTTTTTATCAAGGATAAATCGATCTAAAGCAATTTGATAAGAATCATTGGCTTTTAATGCCTCATAAAATCTTGCTTGTATTTTTCTGCCTTCATCGTCTTTAGGAATCTCTCCCGCTCTGGAAATAATTACAATAGCCTCTTTAAAGCTTTTCCCACCTGTGATTTCTTCTGATAATTTCTCTAATGTCAGGTTGTTTTCTATCCATCTATCCCCTGCCTTTGGCATATTTAATGCCCACAAAACTCCGGCCATGTAATAATATTTGCGGGATAAAAATCCATACGCAAAAGCAGGAACCGCTTTTTCAGGCAATAATGGCAAGTCAAATTCTGTATCTATATCAATGGTCATTTCTTTGCCCTCTATTATCTTCTCGATTTTTCACCATCATTGAGAATTCCGCTGCATTTAAAGGTTCAATCACTTGATCATCAATGTAATCCTTGGATACTTGTGAAAGGAAATGGAATATGACAGAAAACCGATTTATAAAAATAACGCAATGAATATATTTATTCTCAATCCCAAAGTCTTCAAGTTTTAAATTATCAATAACTTTGTTTGACGATGATAGCCTTTTAATTTCATTAAACTCTTCATCGGATAATCTGGCTTTCAAATTTGCATATTTTTTTGCAATTGCTTCAATTGCAGCAATTAAAGGCAGATATAAAAACCTAAGACCAATTGCGCTGCAAAAACCAATATTAAACGGACTAACATTATGCAGAGGATTTTTTAACAACCCGCTTGCTTTCGCTTGATCCAGTTCAAATTCTTTGATAAAAGCAAGAGCCTTTGAATTGTAATTTTCGCCCAATAATATATTCATTTTCAAAACCAATTCGCCATCAAAAGCATGGTCGCATTCATAATAATCTTCATCTTTCCCTGAATCTAAATCTTTTAATATCTTTTGCCTGAAATTCATGGCACTGAATGATGCCAATTCAACCCAATTCTCTCTTGATTTACATATTCTTTCCATAAATACATTGAAGCCTTCTGAGAACAAACATAAAGCAAACACGCATTTATCAGCCAGTTCGCAATTGTCTTTGATCCACTCAATTTCATCTGATTGCTCCAAGCTTGCAATGGATTTTATTAATTTGGCTAATTCTTTGTCATCAATTTGCGGATTTGCTTTTCTTGCTGTTTTTTTAATCTCACTCTCTGCAACCAAGTACCCATCTGTTAAAGATTTCAGACCTATGGAATACAGCACGCCTTTTAAAAAATCACTTTCATCTGTCGTAATTCCAATGGCAATGGCTCTTATTAAATAATCATTAAGCGTTATTGTTTGTATCCTCATTAGTTGTAATGATGCAACGCCATCATCATAAATGTGAAATAATTTCTTTTTGTCAGATTCATTCATTATCTAATACCTATGCTATCTGTTAGTTGATTTTCTATTTAACATCACTTGCCATAATAAACTGACAATAAATACTATTTGGTAGAATGCGATTTCACATGCAATCTCATTTATGAATTTCCAGAATTCATGCTGCAAATCTGAAGTAATCACAGCAACAAATAACAAAATGGCCAAATCTCTTTTAATTGGCCGAAAACAAAATGACAAAATATCAGGTTCTTTCCAAGCCCTTAAATTGAAAAACACACAGGCAAGACCAACAATCAAAATACCAAACCAGTGAAAATCAAATATCCAAAACTCAATCATGGCTTAATCTAAAATTTCATTTTTATAGTTAACGGATGTTCATCACTGGGCCTGACCTCAATGTATATTCTGCCATTGGCAAGAATGATTAAATGATCAACCATAAATGGATCATTCGTCCATTGCTTCCCATCGGCATTAAAACAAAGATCATCAATAGAATTGCATTCCCCTCTTCTCGCCTTTAAATTAACTTGCAGCATTAATTGCAAGACAAGGGGCCACACTTCATCTAGTCGTTGTTTCTTTAATGCGCTATTTTCAATGCAATATTCCAGCAAAGTGACAACATTAAATTCATTTAGAATCAATATTTCTGATTCATTGAATTCCAATTTCGAATAATCAATCATTGTATTCGCCTTTGTTGTCAACAAATTTGTGAAATCCATTATTTTCAATCATTGATTTTGCTGAGGATAAAACTTCACCTATTATTTGTGGGTTACAATTGCTTAATACTGATAAAACTTGATCGTAATTATCTGGATCAAATGTGACCAATATCTGGCCAACATGAATATCTTTTTTCTGCAAACTTTCATCAAGTTTAATGAATTGCTTTTTTAATACTTTTTCATATCGTTTGAATTCTGCATCGACTGTAAAATCATTGGCATTAGTGAAATCCGGTTTTCCTTTCATAATTTAACCTTTATTTTAATTTGCTTACGTCCAGTAAAAATATGGTTCAACGCCGATACAGGGATATCCCACCCTTCCACATTCATCTGCTTCAGTAAAATTTTAAAGCGATTCGGTTTTGGCATTTTAATTAATAAATCGTCTAGATGTTGTTCGCCTAACTCGTGGTGATTAAGCCAAAACAAAACAGCTTCACGCCATGCTTGTTCGTAACCATAATAGCTAATTGAAAATAACTTATCTGATTTACCATGCCCTCGACTGACACAAAATCCTACTCGATAATATTCATATCCCTTGTACCTCTCTTTTCTATCAACTGCAATTTTCATCATAATGCCTGATATGCCTGTTGTTCCTTCTTCTCTGGCATGAGGCGAATGATCAGCAATCAATTTTGCGGCCTTTTTAGCTTCAACTTGTTGCGCTTTTAATTGCTTATCTATTGAAATAGCTTTATTTATGAATTTGTTTTGCTGAGTCAGTGATATGAATTCATTTATATTCTTGCTTTTCCTGAATGAAAAATACTTTTGATACAATTTCCCTGCAATCGATCTGGCTACTCTTACACCGATAAAATTCGCAGGATGATCGCCATCGTTGTAAATATATACGGCCATGCTTTAACCCCATCAAACCAATTAATATTCATCTGCATCGATTAATTAATCTTGACCTCTTCATGATATGGTTGAATTTTATACTTAGGTCTTTTCAATTGCGTTAATAATCCTTCCAGTGTTTTTATTGCCTGATCTCTGGAAAGATTAGAAATGTATGAAAATTGCTTGTCTCCATCAACATAAGGGAAAGTTGCCAGCAAAAAACCAATCCTCTCTTGGCCGGTTTCTTTCTTTAATAAATCATGTATTGATCCCCCCAGAGGTTCTATTAATTTACTCAATACAATTTCCAATTCATGTTGATTCAAATCTTTTGTATTCGACATTATCTCACCTCTTAAACCATGAAATTTGGCGGCCTCTGGCAGAAATCATTAGTTCCAAATTTCCGCCATAAATGCAAAGTATAGGGATGGTTATTTACATAATCCGATTTAGGTGGATGAAATTGAATCACCAAATCATCATCATCCCAAAACTGCTCTTTAATAAATTGCATTTCATCCCAAGTCGGTGTTCGATTTAATAACGTTGATGTGCTGACATGCTCCCATCCAAAACCATCTGAAGCGATGCAAATTAAATGAATGGTGCGGCCTGATTTTCTCAATCTATATGGAATACGAAACATGCCATTATTACCATAAGATTCATGACTGCTGTAAGCACCGGCTTTTTTCAGCCGGTATTTTTCTTTTACTCTAAATGCCATTTTATTCAGTATCCTTTTTTTCTTCTTTTTTTACTCTGTATTTTTCAATGAATTTGTCCATATTTTCAATTACCAAAAAGCTGCCATTTTCCTGTATCTGATATTTCAAATCTGGATATTTTTTCAGGATTAATGTAATCAAATAACTTCCAGCCAGACAATATCTGGTAAAAATAGTTAACCACCGCTTTACTTCCATGCACAATTCATGTGCTTTTTGCAATTCTTCAAGATGATCAATAAAATCAGTATCGAAAAAATTTTTCGAGGTTAATTGCTCTTCACTCATTTTATAATAAGGATGGTTTTGTAATTCTTTATTCTTACGAATAACTTTGGATCGAAAATACATAAAACCAGAAACAAATTCTTCTAAACCAATTCCAAATAATTTGTTTTGCAAATCGCCAAATCTATCCATTTCCATTTGCTCAAGTAAATACTGGCATTCCGGCTTGTTATCGAAATATTGAATTGCTACTTCTATTTTATCCAGCATTTCCATAAAAAATGGATCTATTTGAATATCAGAGATAAATTCCCTCGTTAAAACTTCTCTATCAACAAATGAATCTTTTATCGTTTCTTTCATGTTATTTAATATTTTTTGTGCTGTTTCTTTGCTTTTCATAATTATTCTCCTATCGCAAAACCAATCCTGCATTGATCAATAATAACCGCCATTCTGCATAACCGATTACAGAACCGGCTTTAACGCAATCACCAATAGATTGCTCTGTCCATCGTTGCACAGTTCGAATTGAGCAACCTGTGATTCTGGAAACATCTTCATTTGACCATCCCGCCCAATCTAGCAACCACAACACCTGATCTGTTCTTGGTGGCAACCAATCCTCCCCTCTTGCCATGCTTGGCCATATTAATTCTGTAATTTCTTTTTTGTTCATATTTCATCCTTCCTTGATTGAGTTAAGAAACAATCCTCTGAAAAGTTGAATTAATAAAGTGCAATTTCACAATCCGCTCAAATGTATCAATTTTGACCGAATGGCTATAGGAATTATTTAGCTGCCTGATTATGGGGACAATGTATTTCAAACCATGTAAAACCAACTCTGCTTCTTTGCCTGAATCTCTCAATCTGGCCATCTTAATCTGGTTATTTTTAAATGATGAATTATTAAGAATGCTCATTTGATTCTGGTTAAAATAAATACTCAAAGCTTCGATATACGTTAATGGCGTCGTTATATCTGCCGGAATAATTCGTATAAACCACCCCATTTGAAATTTACCCTCTGTCACTTTTATTCTGCATAATTCAAATAGAAAAAACCGTTGATTGAATATTTTCACAAGATTGATCATTCTGGTTGTATGATCAATTCTGGATTCAAAATGAAAGCTTAAATTTGATTGAAATATAGGATTGTAAGTCAACTTATTGAACCTCAATCATGAAAGGCTCATCCTCTTCATTTCTGTAGATGGATAATTGTTGAGCAAAAGGTAATTTATCTTTGAGAATTTGGATCAGTAAATTTGAGCGTATGCCATGCTTATGTTCATTTAGATCAACCAATATCAACATATAAATATGCTGGATAAAAAAATTCTCTAATCCAGCTAAGTTGTCCTTCATAAACATGAGAGTTAGATAATTAAGTTGGCAATCTTCAATAATCTTAACGGATTGTTTTTTTCTTAAAGGATTTTTCATATCCGTAAATGCCCATTCTCCAATGCTTGTACTGTATTTAAAATGAGCAAAATTATAATGTATAAGTTGAATTTTAAATTCATCAATCAACCCATTCACATTCTCTTTAACATCGACATTGATATTCAGCTTAAAATCATCCATTGAAATTGTCCTATGCAATGAGTTTTTTACCTTTTGAATCTTTGTAACCCCTGATTATTATTTTTGTATAATCAAGAATCTCATCTTTATTGAATTCAATTGAAGTTATGAAATACGCAATATTTCTAGCAATATTTAAAGCATCAATTTCTCTATGGAATCGGTTTTTGCCAAATAGATTATAAATAAAAATGAATACCTCAAATTCCTTGAATTCCCTGTGCGAATACAATCTGACCTTTAAATTAGGAACAAACCAAGACCTGTTTCTAACGAATGCCATCCAATAGTTTTCGCCAGTTACATTTAACCTGATAAACAAGATTTGAACACTGCCATCTGACACCAAAATATGGGTTACTCTTTTATTGGCCTCTTCTACTGAAAAGTAGATTTGAGTATTAACTATATTTTCTGGCGAATTTCTGATCTCAACATCTTGCGTCTTTACCAGAGACAATCGTATAGATTTATTTTTCATTGTGATTCATCTTCATCCATGAACAACATTCATATATTTGCCATTACGCTTCACGGTTATTTCAATCCCATCACCAAGCGATACAAAACGACCAGTTTGGATTAATGCCTGATCAACACTGGTTGGAATTATTTTTGCCTCCGAATCAATAAAGCGTTTCCACCAATGGACGACATGCATTCTTGCTCTTGGATTTTCGATTGCTATCCATTCTTTTGCGATTTCTTTCAAGCCTCGAAAATAAGTTACCTGCAAAGTGGTTTGCTTTCTCTGCCATTTCTTTAAATGCAATTCAGTTACCCTTTCTTTCTTTGGCTGACTTTTAAAGCTTAATAATTCCGCTGTATCCGCCTTTGGCATGTGTTTTGGAGTGCTTTCGAATTCAAATTCATAACCGCACGCGCATTCTCTGATTGATGGATGCTGCATGGCTTTGCAGATTGGGCAACGCTTCTCTGGGCAATTATCGGAGTTTTCGCCATTTGATTTCTTTCGTTTGGGCGCTTCAATCGTATCAATCGGGCCATGCTCTGCTGTATTGCCACCAAAATCCAATACAAGGCAATTCTCCTTGCCCTCGAATAATCGCATTCCTCTGCCAAGAATCTGCATCCATAAACAACTGGACATTGTTTTACGCAATACAGCAATTAAATCCAGATTCGGGATATCCACCCCTGTTGTCAAAACATCACAATTGGTCAAAAAATCCAACTGGCCTGACTTTATTGCATTAAGATAATTTTGCCTTTCAGCTTTTGAGGTTTTGCCTGTTATAGTTTCAACTCTGAATTTCATCTGCCTGAGACATTCAGCGACTTTAAATGCGTGTTCGATGCCGGAACAAAAAATTAGCCCTGCATTCCGACCGTTAAAATGATCAGCAATCTCATTACATGCCGATTTCAGTAATCCATCCTCGCTGAATATTTTCTGCATGACAGACTTGTTATAATCCCAGCCTGATTTATCCAAAGAATCAGTATTAAATAGGGTTTCAGTCGGCTTAGGAATCAATGGAGCAAGAAATCCCCGCTCAATCAACGTGCGAATTTTAATTTCGTAACAGATATCGGTGAACAATGAGCCTTCATCGATCAAATGGCCGGAATCCAAGCGCCAAGGCGTAGCAGAAAAGCCGATCACTTTTAATCTGGGATTGATGTTCAGCATGGCATCAATCAATTTATGATACATGCCAATGCCTTTAGGATTGAGTAAGTGGCATTCATCGATCAGGATTAAGTCCCTTTTCCCTAAAATATCTGGTTGCCTGAAAACCGTTTGTACACTGCAAAACAGAATGTTGTTATCGGTATCCCGTCTGTTAAGTGAAGCTGCATTAATCCCTGCATTCGCTTCAGGCCACACGCTGATTAATTTGTCGTGGTTTTGCTCAACCAGTTCTTTAACATGCGTGACAATCAAAATACGCTGGTTGCAATATTGCTGCAACACTTTTTCGGCAAACAATGCAATGATTATGGATTTCCCCGCACCTGTGGGCGCTATGACAATCGGGTTGCCTGTTCTGTGAGCAAAATATTTGTAAATTGAATTTACAGCATCAAGTTGATAATCTCTGGCCTGAATCAAAGCGACATTCCTTGTCTCAGTGTGATTCAGTAAAAATAGGTGAATTGGCGTGAATTGTCAGATTTAACTTTATTCGAAATCTTCTAAATATATTGCTCGTCTGCAAATATCGCTTTTAACGATCAAAACATAACCGATTGAATATGGATCAGAATTACATTGTTGGAAATGGTCAATTGCTTCCTTTTTACTTAATGTTCTGCCTTGATATTTACCTTCTCCCCTGCCATCAACTGAACTCCCGCCAAATAACAGATACCAGTTCTCCATCTTACCCCCCCCTTCTATTGAATAAAATTTGCAATTAATTTTTCGGCTTTCTTTGTGCGTTTTAAAGCTTGCGTGAAATGTCGTTTGTGTTGCCCCTTAGTTTTGACGATAACAACTTTGATTAAACCATCGTTTTCATTAACCCAAACCTGAATCATTCTTCTGCTGACATTCAGATTTTCAATCAAATCGCAGATTAGAACTGGTTTAGAACATGCCAATAAAATTGCAAGCCTTTGCATTGTAATTTTATTCTCAATCAATCTTTTTACATCCAGTTCCGTCACAATCATATTTTAAATTTCCCTATTCAGCCTTAATTAAATTAACCCTATAAAACCCTTCAAACCCTACTAGCCGGTTACTTACCGGCTAGTTCCGCATCATGTGCGGCTGTTGAGTGAGTGTGGCCAGCCCAACAATGGCCACACTTTGAGTTGTACCCGCTGGGGTACATTTTGTGGATGGGGCTTGTATCGCCCCCATCCTTGCGCCAAACGCGGTAGGTTTGGCCATCGGAACCTGTGTATTTTTCGGCTTGGATTGTCATGATTGGTTGCCTCTTAAAAAATGGTTTTGATTCCGGCTTGATGTAACTGGTTCTTTATGTGTTCTGGCAAATCAAAAACACCATCATAATCAACAACCGCTCTCGATTCCAAATCAATGATTATAATTCCACCATAGCTGAGATCCTCGTGATACCATTCAGCTTTTGTTTGTCGCAATTGAATCGTTTCGCTACTCTTTGCAGATAATTTCATTTTGCACCTCGCATGTGATTTGATAAACTTAATAATACTACAATTAGAGCTAATTGCAAGTGATTTTCTCAATTTAATTTTGATGGTCGCTTACCAAAAGCGAAATAGGCATCGCCCTCTTTTGGCTCCAAAGTGGCTTTGAAAGCGATATGAAGCTTTTTGGCGCTGGATAATTCCAGAACCCCGTCATCATCGCGAACCATTGATTCTTTCAAGCCTTTAGGTGCTGATACCCATACCTTAAAACCGCGCTTATCAATGAACAGAATTTTAAGCGTATTCACAAAACGGCCATATCCGTCGTGCGCTGCGTGCCATTTTGCTGCCAAAACATACCCATCTAAGCTTATTCGTCCTGTGGTTGCTGGCTGTTTATTCGCTTCCAGAGACTTAACAAATGAATCCCAATCATTCCGATCATTAATTTTGGCTTGAACTTTAATAACGGCGCTGGCTTGTTTTTCAGTCAACTCTTCACCGCCAAATGCCTTTTGACGAATGTCATTCATGAAATCCATATCCCCTTCATACTGACCCAATGCGGCCATTGCTTCAGGATATCGGCGCTCATTGATGGCTTTCACTTCATCCTTACGCGCATCTTTTGCGGCCTGTTCTGCCACCTGTTTTTCCATGCGCTTTGCCTCTGCTCTGGCTTGCGCTTTTTCTCTGTTGATGTTCAATTTTTCCAGCTTTTCCGCTGAATACAGCTTGCATGGACGATAACCCATAAAGCCACTGCCACCACATTTATAACAAGTGTATCCAGTGAAAATCCACTTATCAGCACCACCTGCACCACCGCACCGTGAACACGGAATAGCGAGTTGAATGCTGGCCTCATTGTCGTTTTTTACAACAAAAGGCTTGGCAAAATATGGGATATTGCGAGTGATCATCATTTTGCTATCCATTTTCATGCCACTTCGCAGAAACCAGTCTTTCTTTGCAGTAGATGAATTTTCCATGATTTTGCCCTCGCTATTTGTGTATAAATTAATCTTAGGATCAATTAGAGCTAATTGCAAGCAGCAGAAGTTAAAATAACTGACTATTTTTCATGCTGACTAAAATCTAATCCAATTAGGCGATATCCTTAATTGACTTCGGCAAACCATCTATAATTAAGCGATGGCCCGAATGTCATGGATGGACAAAAAATGAGCATGATCACTAGAACAAAAGAACGGATTAAAAAAGACGAGGGATTGCGTCTGCGAATTTATAAATGCAGTCAGGGGAAACTCACGATTGGTTATGGATTTAATCTGAGTGACAACCCGATCACGACACACGTTGCTGAAATGCTCTTTAACGATCAGTTTAACAAAAACCTGATCCCGACCATGCAATTTGCCGGAGACACTTGGAATGTGCTTTCTGAAGTTCGACAGGGGGTATTGCTGAACATGTGCTACCAACTGGGCGCTGAAAAATTGTTCGGCTTTAAGCAAATGAGATCGGCATTGATGGAACTTGAATATGACAAGGCCGCTGACGAAATGATTGATAGCCTGTGGTATCAGCAAACCCCAAAAAGGGCTGGCAGATTAGCGGCTGAAATGCGACTGGGATTTGAGGCAAAAGAGTGAAAAAGGACTATAGAAAGAAGCTATCAAGAAACGATGAGATTGTACTTTTTTTAATCGGCTTAATTGCGATTTTTGGGATTGCGCTGATTACGATTTTTTGAATAATTTCTCAAAACCCCTGCTTGACTTAAATTCAATCGATTCCATTGCTAATTAATCTGGGGAAACTAGCCTTGACTTTTCCCCCAGATTTTCCCAGACTTACCTACAGGCCGCATAACTCGGGGGGATTTGGCGGAGAGGGAGATTTCCACACCCCATTGATTTGCGCCTATAGTGTCACCATCTAGCTTAAAATGCACTCTTTTTTTTAGTTTGGTGTCATTTAAAGGATTGCTTTATGATACTTTATAAAGCTAATTGATGCTTTATGAGGCTTTTAAAAGCATTATAGATATTTTCCCCAAATTTTCCCCAAAGGTTAAATTATGGCTCAAAAATTAAAATGGAAAGTTGATTCACAAAGTCAAATTAACAAAACCCTCGCCCAATTCATTCAAATGGAGCTAACTATCGGCAATGGATTGTATTTAAAAACTAACAGTACAGGATCAGGAAATTGGATTTTCAAAAAGACGATCAAAGGGAAAAAAGTAAGAGAAAATTTTGGCAAAGCCGAAGATATCCCTTTGCAATTGGCCAAAAAATCAACAGAAACTCTGATAAAAAAAATTAAGTCTTTAACTGAAAATGATAGTGAAGTTGTATTAGGAAATCACAAAATTCGCTCGACAACATATTTCGATGTATATCGTGAATACATCGAAATGAAGTCTAATGAATGGAAGGTTAGAGAAGGCAAAAAAAAATCTAAAAGTTTAATAAGATGGGAAGGCATTCACAGAGATTACATATTACCAAAAATTGGCAATATGAATCCGCAAAACCTAACTCAAGATGATTTCCTTGAAATACTAAAGCCTCTATGGGAAACAAAAAACGAAACGGCAATCAAAACGAAGCAATGCCTGAAGCAAGTTTTAACGTATGCAAAAGCAAAAAAAATCATTGACATTGATTTACAGATTTTAACTGATCGGGAATATTCGCTAATATTATTAGGAGAAAAAAAGGAACCAGAAAGCTTTGCATCCCTGCATTTTAGTGAAGTCAACGATTTCTGGATTGCCACAAATAAAAATGAACTTTCATTTAGTAATCTTGCTTTACAGTTTTTAATTCTGACTGGTTTTAGAACAATGGAAGTCGCGCAAATGAAATGGAAATGGTTGAGAACCAGAATTATTGATCATGACACAAATGAAGAAGCAACATTTATAGAACTACCGAAACACATATCAAAAACAGAAGAGTCTTATCTCGTTCCCTGTACATCAGAAATCAAAAAAATTTTGCAACAAGCTATTTGTTTGAGAAAAAAACACAAAAAGCTAAAGCAAAATAGTGAATATATTTTTCTCTCGCCATATTCAAACAATCTTGGTAGACAAGAATTTCTTTCTGAAAATGCCATTTTACTTCGAATCAATAAAATGCATAAAAATAAACTTAAACTCGATAATGTTGGCTGGATAGATCAATATCAGGAAAGGAAAATAACTGGTCATGGTTTTCGCTCAACTTTCAGGACTTTTGGTGGGGAAAAAACCAACTATGATGAACGATTTTTAGAAGCATGTATAAATCACAGTAAAGATGGAATTTCTAGCGTATATGATCGTGGTAATATGCTTGTTCAAAAAGTCGATCTGTTTAAAAAATGGACAGAATACGTGACAAAAAAAACTGTAAATACCGACTCGTTTGAGATTAAAGATTTAACGCCATAATGTCGCTTTGAAAAATAGCTCATAGTGGCCTTAAATGACACTACACAAAGCTTTATGTAGTGTCATTTAACAACAAAAGGTTAAATCATGTTTCAAGATCAAGATTTTATCCGCCGTGTTGACCTCGCCGCTGAATGGAAAGTTTCTTTAGCCACTATTGATAGGTGGTCAAGAATCGACCCATTATTCCCGCGTAAAATTAAGATAAATAGCCGTGTGGTAGGCTATCGAAAATCACTAGCCGAAGCTTGGCGCAAAAATAAATTCAAATCAAACTGATAGATGAATCGCTGCAATGTTGCCAAGAGCTATCTTTACACTATAAGATAGCTCTAAATGATAACTACATATCGCTTGGCAATGACTATGGAAATGAAAAGCTCAAAATATAAGCACCCTGATTTTGCACCTAAATCTATATCCAAAATCACCTTCATCATCTTATCCCATCTTCAAAACACAAATAGCTCAACTTTGAATGAATTCAAAGAGCATAAAGAAGTTCAAAAATTAGCCGATTCTTATATTCTATCTAAGACCCTGTCTAACATGCATCAACAAGGCTATTTAATGAAGCAAAATGGTGGCGCTTATAGAAGAAATCCCAATTTCACATTAGATAAAAGAGGCAAAATAGTCATTGAATCAGTAAATACCGGAATGACCTCTGTTGTTGAAGGCAAGATAAAACCAAAATCCAAAACATTAGCGAGCAAATCAAAATCCACCGCCAAAAAAAAGAAATCTAAATCCCTGCAAAAACCCCCCTCTTCTGATCTTCAAATCTCCAAACAAGAACAAACCGCTGAACTTGATCCAGAACAAATACAACTCGAAATGTATCTTTCAGAAGATGCGAGAGCCTTTGTAAATAATGCTCAAATTATGATCCAAGAAAATTCAGCATACCGAAAAGCCTTAATCGATATTCACGGCTTGATAGGACGACTATTGAATTTAAAATAAATATTTAGCAGTAGAAGTCAAACCACTCAACATTAAGGACAATTGATCATGACTGAGAAAGTAACCCCACTCAAAAAGAAACTTCTATCTGGCAAAAAAGCACTTGGAAATTCGAAATATGGCTTTCGAGAGGTATGTTCAGACTTACTTAATCAAGCCGGTAAAAAACATATCAAGGCGATAGAAAAAGGTACGTTTTTAAGCCGAAGCACAATCGAAAGAATGATGGAATTGAATGATTGTGAATCGGGACAACCGTATAGGCCAAATGCTGATACCTGTGAACGGATAATGCGCTATTTCAATTTCGAAGCTTCATTTAATCAACTTTCAAACATTAAGCCACAATATAGAAATCAGGCAAAAAATCCAGAATTAATTGATTAGCTTATAAGGGATTTTGGCGCATATTCAACCAATGTATGATCAAGGCCAGATAATTCTTGATCAATTATTTCACTGATAATGCGCCAATCCCCGCCCCCTAATCCTGCCCCTATTTTTGGATAAGCGAATCGAAAATTTGGCCCAAAAAAATGACTGTTTCTGATTTTATTCATTACCTGCTGAATGGCTGAATATTCAACATTGATTTTGCCAGACCCAAAATGATATTGCGTATAAGCATTGACCACAAAAAACTGATCATTATTCAAGCCGCAAAGTGCAATTGAAAAATCACCCAGCTTTCTCCAATCACCTCGAATCGTCCTTGCGTCCACTGCTTTAATTTCTGGGAAAGCTTTACTCAATTGCTTGGCAATTCCAGCGCCCATTGTGTTGAAGCAATTACAACCATGAATGACTACATCAAAATTACCTTGCTTGGCAAGATTGATTAAGCTGCCTTTAATGACTTTCATTGATCACCTTCAATATTGTTGTTTTTTTGAAAACCCCTGACTGATCATTTGTTCGGCAAAATCATCACCATTTGGCAAGGTAATGACTGCCGAAAAACGACCATAAATTTGTGGGCGCTTTTTTGATTTAATCACTAAATGAAACTTATTATCAGGGAACAAAAGTAATTTCTCAGCATATTTTAACGCATCCAATCCATGCTGTTTTTCAGCTTCATTTTTTGGTTTGAATATTTCCGGCGTATCCAAATCATCAACTCTGAAAACTTGAGTTGTGCTGATACCAAAACCCAAATCCAATGTCGCCTCAAATGTATCGCCATCAATGATTCGATCAACTCTGGCTTTGTATAAATACATAAAGCCCCCGATTATCGCTTTCCAGTGATGGAGTTTGTTTCTACGCCATGAAATTTATCATAAGATCGCATACCAGCCACACCGAGCAATGAAGCGACAATGAACATCAATTCTCCAACATCCAATGGGTTTGGCATCGGTTCAGTGTATCTGAGAAAATACGCCACCCAGACTGCTACTTGATGCACAATGCCAGTAAAGCCAAGTGAAATTGCGCCCATCCAGATAATAGCTGGCCTTGCACCGGCAACAAATAAATCTTTATGTTGCGCCTGAACTTTGTTCACATCGATTTGAGCAAGCATTAATTGCACCTGAAGATTCAATGCTTGCAAATCGCCAGATTGCTTTAACTCTTCTAATTTTGCCAATTGCTGTAAACGGGAATCGGCATCTGGCCAGATTTTTTCAATGGCCGATTTGCCGATTTCGAATATTGCTGTGATGGGATCAATAGCCATAAAGGGGCATTCCTTTGCTGTAATTCAGCCATCCTTGACTGAATGAGGATTTAACAACGTACCCTCAAATTATAGCGGCTGATTTGTTTATGGCTGGATTTTATTCAATTGACCTGCTTCGAGAATGGGCAATCCAGCTTCAGTAGGAATATAAATTCTTTCACCTGCCTGACTCTGTATATTTTTTATCCAAAGATAACGCAGGTATTCTGAATTACCTTTCAATGATTGTCCAATGATTTGATTGGCCTCTGCCGTTGCTTTTGCCCTTAATATATCCACCTGATTTTCAGCTTCGGCCTCAATCACCATTGCACTACCCTTTGCCTGAGCCAATGTGATTCTAGCCTCTGCTGTCATTAACGCGGCCTCTTCTTTGGCTCTGGCATCTTCAATTTGTATTTTCTTTGACCATTCCGCTTCTTTCAACATGGCCTTACCGCGCATTTCTTTTGCATACTGATTATATATTGGGTACAAATACATCAACAAGCCAATAAACAAAAAACACAAGATGCTACCTGCCAAAAATCCCATCCAAGAATTATCATTGTTGCGATTGTTTCTGTTCATTATTCATCCTTTTTCGCTCGTAATAAGTTAACAGCGTATCAATGATTGCATCCAATTCATCCAGAGTCGGATTAAAATGCGTATCATTGATTGCAAAGGATAGCTTGTTTTTGGCGCGGTAATGTTGAATCTGAAAATTAGTATGAGGGGTTTTGATTTCTAGAAGCTTCAAATAATTGGAAGGCGTTAAGCGTTCACCCATATCAATCATCATCCTCCTTTTGGATTTTGTCATATAAAATGGTTTGCCGATTAACCAAATAATCGTATTTATGATAAAAATCCTGTCTGATTTCAGAAAGACGAAAATTCAAATCCTTCTTTAATTCATCGCGCATCATATAGACCTCGGATTTGTGAATGTAATTTTTTTCTAACTCAGAAATTCTAGATTCAAGTTTATCCCTATCTCTATCCAAACGCCTTATCCACTGTTCGGCATCACCTGATTTCATCGCTTTTGATTCCAAGCCTCGAACATCTTTTTGCAAAGACTCACGATCAGAATCGATTCTGGCTATCCATCGCTGAGCAAAAAACATGAGAGTTGTGACAATGCCGAAAAATAACCAAGGGAAAAATTCTTTGTATTCCATTTATGATCGAGTCCAACGCTCAACAAAAGGCGTACTAGGAGTTGAAAACAGTACAATTAAATCATTAGCTGCTGACTCATACGCAATAAAAGGGCCGGATTGTGACCCCCTAGCCATTTGAAATAATTTACTCTGATACAAAAACGTATAAGTAGAGAAGTTAAAAGCAGAACCTAAGCTTACTTCATATATATAATTCCAGTCTCGATCATTATCAAAACCTGCCAAAAATAAAGTTAAACCATCTGGAGTCATATCAAAATCTGAAGCGAAAAAATTCGCTGTATTTGGCATAGTTAAAACATAATGGTTAAATGGAGAAGAAATAGTTGTATCAACACGATAAGGGGTTGATACATTATAAACATCAATTTCAATAGTATTAAAAAATGTTAGCCTAAGACAAACAAGTTTTGTTCCATTATTAAAGAACTTCCCTGTTTTTACTGATCCCGAAGGGGCAAAATAATATCCTAAATCCTCAGATACAACCCACGAATAAGTCCAAAAAAAATTATTTGTTAAATCAAAAGTCATGGCATTATTGTTAGACTGACTTACCCAAAGTCCAGAAGGATTATCTAAGATAATATCAATCCCGCCTGAGCCAGAAAAATTTGATAACACAACTTGTTGCGGCGAACCTGAAGTTGGCAAATTACAAGTTGCATGATGGCTACCATACGGGCTACCAACTACTCTGATAAAATGTGCAGCCGTTCCCTTTCTAGCCAAACCTCTGAGATTATAACTTGAATTAAAATAATTATGAGTCTGATAAATCAGATTACTAGGCAGAAGCGATAAATCAACCCCTGCCTGACTAGCAACTATGCCCGGAATAATGGCCATTACGCGGGTTCATTCTCTTTTTCAGATTTTTTCGCTTGTTCTGCTTTCATGGCCAACCTTTGATCATCCATTTGCTTTTGAATTTCCTGTGCTTGTTGATTGACCTGTGACGCTAAATCATCAATTAATTCTCGAACTTCAGAATGCGGCCTTGTATCCAATAATTGCAGAATATATCTGGCTGTATTCAACGTCATTTTCAGTGAAAAATTTTTATCTTCCATTTTACATTCCTTCGCTGTTTATTTATTAAGCTGCTTCTAACCCACCAAACAATACCCATTCTGTTGATGCTCGTTTCCAAGCGGTTACAACTGCCCATTGTTCAGAGGTTTTTGTGGTAAAGGCACTGGCTTTGTTTAATGTGCCTGTATTTAATGCAATCGTAATCTGACCTGCACCGGATTGCATGATGTTAATTGTAGCTCCAACTGCGTGATTTGCATTGGTTATTGTATAGGTTATTGCACCGGCATTGGCAATATCAACCATTGAGCATTCATCTGCTGCGACGGATGATCTGGTTGTTGTAGTTGTTGCGGATTGGGTTGTTTTGCTCGTTACTTGGCCTGTTGCTTTAATTGAACCAATGGTTTCAATATCGCCATTACCTTTGACCATAACTAAAACTGTGGTTGCATTGAGTATGGCCAAGATATTTTCAGTAGCGTCTAAATTTTGTCCAAGACCAGTGCCTTTATAAGCGGTAATATTAATGCATCCCCAACCTGATCCTGTGGTTGGCGTCTGTCTGTAACCTTGTATTTGCAAACCAGAATTAGTTGATCCATAACCTTTTAAAACCAATCCCCCAGTTGGAGAGGATCTAAAATCACCATAAGTATTTACTCCCCCAGTTGTTGAAAATGGATTAGTAAAGCCTGTTCTTTTTAACGCGAACAACACCCCTGTTGAACCGCCAAAAAGATTTAATCCATTATCGATTACATCTGGACTCGCATCATTACCGGAAATTATTTTTCCGGTAAAATACAAATCATCAAGGGCAGTTATGCTATTGCTTTGAGCATCCAGAGACCCCCCCAATTGCGGCGTAGTATCTTCAACAACATTGGCTAATCCACCGCCGCCTGCACCAAGCGTAATTATATCTGTGACGCTGTTTGCAGTGCGCTTAATCAGAATGTCGCCATCATTTCCCGTACCTGTACCGTCGCTCATCCATAACACGTACTCGCCTTCAACTGGGTTGGCTGGATCAGCAGAAAGCTCTTTGCCTGAAAGTGCCCCTGCATGACGTGTTGCATTGTTAATTGCAATTCCAGATCGGGAAACAAGATGGCTCAATGTATGTAGCTCGCCACCACCTGTGAGATTCAATAAGTGGGTAGTAAAATTACTTATCGTAAAAACGACTGAATCGCTATTTAATGGTTGAAGTCCACCTGATAACAGTGAGCACCCAATAGAGACAGTAGCGTTTCCTGAAAATAGAGCATTGCTTTGTGAGCCTGAATAGCCATTTAGATTCAGGGCTTTTGCGGAAGTAGTTGTGCCATTACCTTGTATAATCGCACCATTGGGGTTGCTTCTAATGCTCAGAAATTGTTCGGAGCCTATGTCGCTTGAATCGTATCCTGACTGATAACCCTGAAACCCTCTATACGTACATAAAAAACCATTTCCTGTCATCCGTAGCAAAGTAGCGCCGTTATTTGCAACTGTAAATACATTGTCTGTAGTTGGAATTGCAGTCGAACCGCCTATTCCATCTGATAATGCCGCATTAAGATGAATCGCACCTGAATTAAAACCAGTTTGAGAAGTTCCTGCTAAACCGGATAGATTTATGCCGGTAATTGACTGACTGAACCCGGATAAATTAAATCCTCCAAGAGACGGATCGAGTTTTGAAGTGGTGCCATAGGCTTTTGCTGGTGCCAGACTGGTGAACGGCTGATTAAGTGAGTCATTTAGCCAATATTGCGATATGCCATTCAGCGTTCCGGTATTAATCTGAATACTACCAACGTCTGCTCCAGTGATTGGCACTTTTCCTCCAGTAATGAGGCCGCTTGCTAGCTGTATACGTCCTTGGCCATCAAAGGCTGTTATATTTTTTGAATACGACTTAAAAATCAAACAGTATTGATCATCTTCAAAACTGCCAAACGTGCCACTGGAATAACTTGTAGCACCCAAACTAATTGGGGCGCTTATTGATAACGAAGAAAGGTCAGCAATTTGAACCGGAGTATCTGCACCTGCACTAACCCCCATCGAACCTGTTTTCCCAACTGCCCCTGAAAAATTTAATAAAATACCGCTTGGTGATTTCAAGATCTTTAAAAAAGTAGTTGTATCAACGCCATCAATCGTTGTTGAATTTGCATCCGTTATTGCAAAAAACACATTGCCCGTTGCGCCAACCGACTTATTAATAATGATTCCACCGGGCAGCATATTGTGCAAAGTTGGCTGACTGTAATTCGTGATGATCGAGGCCTCTGCCGTACTGCGAAACTTCTCTACCCCATTCACTCGCGCAATGATATCACCATCAACAATCGGAATATCAACACTTGATGTGCCATTAACAATCGAATTGGGAGATCCAGTTCCAGCAATCAAAGCATCAACTTGGCTTTGCGTATAACCCGTATCCGTTGTTAATACGTCAAAGCCCTGCGATATCAACCCAGATACAAAATTGCCCAAATCACCAAATATAGTGCCAGCAACACTTAAACTACCATTTACGTTGACCCCACCGTGAAAGAAGGCAACGCTATCTGGATAAGCATCAGTAAACTCAGCAAACAATGTGCCGTTGTGGTTTATTTGTATGTCGCCATTCACTGACGGAATAACAACGCTCGATGTGCCATTCACAATTTCATTTGGCAACCCTGCTCCGGCTATTAATGAATTCACTTGTGATTGGGTATAATAACGTGCATCACCTCGCGCATTATTCAAATACTGCGTGTGCGGATCACCAATGGTTAAATTCGAAAGCGTGTTATGATCAATGCCAGTTACCAATGAATTCACTTGCGATTGGGTATAATAACGCGCATCACCTCTTGCATTATTCAAATACTGAGTATGAGGATCACCAATGGTTAAATTCGAAAGCGTATTGTGATCAATACCCGTCAATAATCCATCAATCTGTGATTTGGTATAATATCGAATATCGCCTCTTGTGTTATTCAAATACTGCGTGTGCGGATCACCAACGGTTAAATTCGAAAGATTGTTGTGATCGATTGCCGCCATTTGGGAATCAATCTGAGTTTTTGTGTAATATCGAATATCACCTCTAGCATCATTATGATATTGAGCATGATCATCATCGCCCAATCCTGTCATCTGGCCATGATCGGTAACTATGGCATCCCACTCTGCCGGATAAAAAGTTCCATCGCCAGTCGTTTGTTGATTGGCTTTGTACAATATTCCGTCATCTGGATTTACGGCAACAACATTCGCATCATATTGCAAACTGTGATTCATTAAAGGCACGCCTGAAGGTGCGGCCACTTCCCATTGCGATATATCAAACGCACCGGCTGTGACTGCTTCTTTGGCTTGCCAAATCAAACCATCGCGTCTGACAAAATCATCCTGTGCGTAATTTGATAAGGTGCTGAAATACGGAATAGATAATAATTTTGTTGGCAAATCTGCTGCATCCAAGCCCCATAATTGGAAATCGGCTCGATTAATACCAATACCACCTTTTATTAATTCGCTGGCAGATGGCGAGGTTCCGGCTGAATCAGAATAAATTAAACTGAATAAATTATCCGGCGTTCCAAATTGACCACCCTGTAAAGTCACATTTTTAATTGATGATAGGGTACGATCACCGCCATCAATAATTGTCTTTGCAGTAGTGTTGCTTGCAATTAATTCAAACTGATCACCTAAGACTTGCTGGCCATTGGTAAATATATATGATCCTGTGCCAATGCCATTGCTGTAATGCCATGTAAAGCCATCGCTGGCAACAACATCACCGGCATCACCGCTTGTACCAGCAATTGGTGGCCCCCAAGAACCATGAAAATTCCCAGTAATATCCAGAATGTAATAATCTCCGGCATTGTGGGATGGCGCTGTTGTTGTAGGATCAATAAAACCTTTAAAATTTGGCGTGCCAGAAAGTGAAATCAAACTGGCATCAATTTTACCAGCAATGGTTGTTCTTACCAGTTTACCCCCATCCGGCGCTCCCGTACTGACAACCACACTGGTTAATGCTGTATCCAATTGTTGTTTCGGAACGGCATGAAGCGGATTGATCGCATTGCCTGAAAGCGTTAAAAGACCTGTTAACGTTCCACCACTGATATTCAATTTTTGCGGATCATGCCAATTATCAACATAACCTTTAGTTGCTGCATGAAGGTTATTTACCGGATTTCCACTTAACGTGATTGGGCCTGTGAATGTATCACCGGCTTTATTTGCTTTCAGCGCCAAACCAGCATCCGTATATTGCTTGGTTGCCGCTTCCAATGGATTTGCTGGATCACCATTTAATACCAATGGCCCTGTCATAGTTCCGCCACTCAAAGGCAAACTATTTGCACTGGAATTTTGATTGAAATAATCCAAAGTCACTGGATGATTTGGCAGAGTTGGTGGCCCTGCCAATTCCAATGGGCCTGTTAAAACGCCACCGGCCAATGGGAGATAACCAGACAAATCCACTTGCGAAGGTATTAAGCCCCATTCTGTACCATCAAATACCAATGTATCGCCCGACATAACCGGCTCATTGGCCACTGGCAAACCAAAAGAAGTGTGAACAGTACCATTGGTGTTATTGATGTAATAATCACCAACCGAAGGCGCTAAAGGGGCAACTGTGGTTGTTGCATCAATGACACCCTGATAATTCTGACCACTGCCGCCGCCTCCACCAAATGAAATGGTGCTGTTATTAATATCGATCACATAAAGCAAAACATCATCTGAGCCATCAAAATATTTAACTTCATGAATTCCGGCTGTACTGGTATCCACCCATATCATTCCGGCAATGGCATACGATGGCCTTGCCGACCCTGAATGACTCGACATTTGCGCTGGAATCCATTGATTAAGCCGATTGGCTAAATCTGTACCAGTATGCAACGCTGGATTAAGAGGCTGATATTCAAATTGGCTCATTTCGCAAATCCTTTTGCGTTAAAATTCCTTGCCATATCCGTATGCTGTCCAGTCAATCTCACCTGAAATTGGCTGGCCATCGGCGTTAAAAACAGTAACGTCAAATCCATATTTCGTTACTGCTGATCGATTAAAATAGTCACCTGCATTGGCATTTTGCAGCGAAATGGAAACGGTTGGCGGCTTTGTGAATGCGGTAGCAAAATTAATTGTGGTTGCTTGTGCATCTATGGCCACATCATTTCCTGATTCAGTTCGCTCTACCCAATCTGCCAACACTAAAGCCTGAAATACAGATGGACGATAATTGATCTCTTTTGTATCAAGACGAATCGCAAACTCAATATCCGTTGCCGTTACATCGGCTACTATCAGTTTAGTCCAACTATTGCTTTCGATTGGAAAACTGCCATCGGTATATCGATAGTAAATTTGGGCATCAACAAAATTAAGTCCTTTACCAGTCAGAGAAGGTTGTAACGGGACAGCTACTTGCAACGGGATAAACCAAGGATCGCCTAAATCTTCATCAGAGGCTAAAACCGCTGTTTGTATATCCGCACTCAAACGAACCTTGCTTGGCATGGAAAAATGAATTCCCTTCAATACCGGATCAGGGTAATACCAGCCAACTTCCTGACCTGCTACCAATTCCAAATACCCCATATCCTGAACTGTATTGTCATGGACGCCATTTGCAAATGGATCAAACTGTATAACATCAAATAGATCAACGCCGCTGATATCTTCAATTTGTGCCTTTGTTACTGCTGCATTGGTGCTGTAATTATTTGAAGCATCCACTGCTTTTATAAAATACAATCCTGTTCTCAATGGCACTGTAATACTGTTTGAATCAGGGGCAATATAATCAATCAATCGGCTGGAAGTTTGCCATGTTCCGCTTTCCATGCTGCTGTGTCGGATTTCATAATGATGAACTTCTGACAAATCATCTGGCAAAGTCCAGAACAAATAAATCGATTCAGATTGTGCATTTGAATTCAGCATTTCAATATCAGGTGGTGGGGTTGTATCCTGATTTATTGTGTATAAAGTATATCCTGCCTGACTGATCCCAACCCTTTCAACAACGGCAACCACTGAATAATTCAAGATTAAAGCTTGATCCAATCGTGAGATATTTACATCATCCAGTTGTAACTTTGTCTCTGTCGTTGTGCCCAAATTCGTCACACCAAAATCACCATCATTACGATAAACACGATAGTAATTTGGAAATCCATTATCAGGTGGCAACCAACTTAACGTTAACTTGGAAATCTTCTGGCCATTCTCAATAACAACATTTTCGATAACATGAACATTTAATGGCGCTCCAATTGAATAATTATTCTCAATGCCAATTCTAGGCACCCTCTCTGGTATTGGCCCATAAATGGCATCATCAACTTCCAATCTCTGTTCAACCAATCTTAGAGTTGCAGAAAAATCAGAACCCGCTGTAATTTCCTCGACAATGAATGGCGCTTTAACTTGTTCTGTTACGCCATATTCCAAGATATCCCCAATGATTAAGGAATCCGCTTCGCCAGAAGGTAATTCAAGTTGATTGGATGAAATTTGCGTTACAGGAATTATTTGCTGTGATCGCCTCATTCGAATGGTATCCGCTGCCTGATACTCTACATCTGGATCAGCGCCAAAATCAGCAAATTGAAAATTCTGATTGGGGAAATTCGCGGTATAACGTGCAATGCCTCTTGTTACTCTGACTTCATCAACATACCCATTGAATGAAGAATTATCCCATCCATTTCTGCCAATCAGTGTTCCAGCATTAGCAAATGGGGATTTAGAGAAATCAATATCAACCATGCCTGTATAAACAGATTCTTTTCTACCATTGACAAACAAGCGTAAAATATCACCACTTCTGGTCAAAGCAACGTGATACCATTGATTCGCCTCTATGATCGTTTCTGATAAAAGTAACGCATAATCATCTGCCAAATCATACCCAGAAAAAGCGATTCGATTTCTTTTATACGGGGTTGTTGCATAAGCACCATATAAAATAATTTGTCTCGATCCCGATACAAATGAAGCATTATTGTAATTGGAAAATAAAGGCTGATTATTAGCCGACCTGTCTGAACAATTCATCCAGAACTCAATTGTAAAATCGATATCTTGGCCAAAATTGAAATGACTGTTTTTCTCTATTTGCAAATAACGAATCGCAGGTGATGGACGCAAATTACAAGACTGACCAAATTTTGATTGCGCTGAATCAATGCGTGCATTTTGTGCGATTACTGATTTTCCGTAGCTGGATGAATCAATGAAATTTGTACTTTGATTTACTCCATCGCAATGCAGCAAAAGAACCACATTTTGCCAATAAGGATCACCCAAACCTGCCGATTGGATTTGTTCATCAAGGGTTATAACATCACCTTGAATATCAGCAATACGACAAGGCACGCCCCCAATTCGAATTGTATCATTTGCAACCAGAACAACATCACCTCTAGTTGCCACCAAATTTTCAATATCCAATCCACATTCAATCCGCTCTCTCTGTAATTTTGCGGTAGCCAAATAATACCGACCCAAACGATAGGCTTGTTGATATCGAGTTGTTCCGGCTAAATTAAGATTCTCAAAAACAGTTGCATTTGAAAAATCATAACCATCGTTATAAACAACCACTTCGGTTGGTTCATAATTATACGCTTCATCTTGAATGCTGATTTTCAAACCGTGTGGTGGACGAACATAAGAAACCGTTGTTGTGAAATTCCGGCAATTTTTCGGAGTGATTAATTGAACAGGTGGGGTATCCAAAGTATCTCTGACAATACTGTATTTGCCATCCGTTCTTGATGGTGCTGCTCTGCCTGTACTGCAAACCGTCTGCAAAACTTGCTTAACCGTAGTTTCACCATCGATGATTAAATTACATTGGAATTGTGCAACGCCATCATCATTTGGTGCTGATTGATCACAATAATCTGCCCAAGCTTTGATGGCTGGCAAATCCATTAACCTGTCTCGATCAGCCAATGACACAGGAAACTTAGTTGCTGACCCCATTAATACATCACAATAAATCCAAGCCGGATTATTACTTACTTGCAACGTCCAATTCGAGCCATCCCATACTTCAACCTGACTTTCTGCAACGCAACTTAACGTGTCAATAACGCCGCTGATTTCATCTGTAGCCTTAACTTTTAATTCCAATACCGTATGCGCGGTTTCCGGTTCAAAAACAATCGGGGTTGAATAAAGGCTATTTAAATAAATCCAGTTAAATTCATTAAAATAGTATTTCTTTGGATTTGGTGAGAGCCTTGTAATTCTAATATCATATTCTGCTGCAACATCAAAATCGACATTAAGACTTGTTTCAAATGGCTCAGTTTTTCTACCCTGAAAAACGGATTCTTGGGCAGTTTGATACACTGTCCAAAAAAGCAATCGATTAACGAACAATGGTGCATCAGAAGGCAATATTCCAAAATTTGTTGGCTGACCTGTAGTATCATCAAAAGGCCATTCCCAAGGGCCACTGCCTTTTCTACGACTGGCCTTGATTCTGGCTGGCAAAGGATGATCAAACGTCATGACATAATCTGCCTTGCTTCCATTCACCGTTCTATTGGTTACTGTTACTAAAGGTAATAAATCATGTATTTTTAATCTTTGGCCAATGCTGAAATGGTATGAATACCATGAAGATGTACTGATATCATCATTGATAAATTCAATCTCTGTTCGACCAACTTCCAACCCAAGGTATTCATAACCATCTGCTTCAACCCAATGATCCCAATCATTATGGTTTAGAATTTTACCTATCTCAAAATTGGCAGAACTTCTATATAACGCCTTTGTGACTAATGGAACCCAAATCCCTGCCACACCATTCACTATTTCTCTTACTTCCAGTTTTACTTTAACAATGGCACTTCCATACGTACCATACGTTTCATTAATATAGTAAAAGCCTTGAGGAAAACTTAAATCAATAACCGCTCTTTTTGTGTTTTTTGCGGTTCTGCGAATGACTCCGGCCTGATCAACTTTTGCCCCAACTTGCTGAACATCCCTTGATTCATCAAATAATACCAACTGATTACTCGATGTGTAATTTTCATGAATTCTGTATTCTCTGTCTTCTGGCTTTGTGAAAACTTCTCGCAAAGGCGTTTCACCAATTTTTATAGTTTCTTCATCAATTTTTAATGGCCCATAACCAAAGTCAAACAACATGGTCAAATACTGTTGATCTTGGCCATAAATGTTTGTGAAATTGGTTGTAAATGGCGGCGCTGGCAATTTAGGAAAAACACGCATTTTCCCATATAATCTTTGCACACTGCCCAATGGAACAAGTTCATTATTCTGGCTGGTAAATTTGAAAAATGGGCTTGTTCTGCTTTGATTGGAAGGCTGAACAGGGGGTTTTATTAAACCGCTCTGGATGGCATTGATTACCAAACCACCTGCAACCATAACTATGGCTCTGGCATAAACGTTGCCAATACCTGCTGTAAACACACTCAAACCAATTGAGGCAATCAGACCCAATGCGGATTTCCCATCATCACCACCGGCTGGCAAAACATACAACAAAATATGATCATTATTTGATGGAATCAAATTCTGCCATTGGATTTCATCTTCACCATTTTTTTTAACCCGTACAAATTCAATTAAATGTTGTGGCAAAAATCGATTGGCAAATTCCAATAAAGTTTCACCGGCATGTAATCTTGTTTCAATGGTTTTGCCATTCAGCCAACCATTTCGGGCAATGATATTCGCGCCATTTGATTCAATTGGTTTTATTTGATTCATTATCATTCCATCGATAAAAACCCAACACTCGTTTATTCCATTGGATATTGTTTATATTTTCAACACATGAATTCCGGCCTTTCAAAGTATGAAGCATTAAATTATCGCCAATCATAATGCCACAATGCATCGGGTATCCCGCTATGCGTAACATAACCATATCACCCACTTTTACATCAACTGGATCAACTGTTATCCATTTCTGCAAATGCGTCATAAACATTGGTTCAATGTTTTCTTTAGTACCTGAAAACGCAATGACAGGTGGTTGAATTTGAAATACTTCCAACATCACTTTTTCAACCAATTCCCAACAATGCAAACCAACTTTATCCACGTCAGGTGTGCGATAAGGAATGCCAATGTATTTAGAAAAGTCTAGGCGCTTGCGCTGGATCATAACGTTCACCGATGGCAGGAAATTTCTGATTCCAAATATCTGTCAGTATCAAAGTCGCTCGAATCGTAAATTCATCAATGGTGATTAATTGAGTTTCTAGATAATTCAATTCCAACTCAATAACGTCTGGCTGAGAATAAAGGGCCAATTTAATTTCAAATTGAATCGGATTTCTTGCCGTCCTTATCCCATCAATTAACATACGATCAACGTTATCAATTGCCAATTGAACTTGTTCAACGGATTCCAAAGAATCGCTTGGCAAAATCACATCAAAAGCATAAGGTTTAAATTCAACACCATTGCTCATTATTGGGTGATCACTACCGGCCACTACATGATAAATTGCACCATCAATATTAATTGTTAAAAGCACCAACCATATTTCCGCTGTGACTCGCTGCAATAAACTGGTTGTCGCATTTCCGCTTAACGTTCTCATAAGTTGACCCTTGCATTCATTAAAAAGTCACTGATCAAAATATCATTACAGATATCGCCTGATTCAAATTCTATGAAATCAACATCAATGGCTGCACCAGATATGCCCGATACTGTATTTAACAAAGTATTCGAATCCAAATTATAAACATAAAACGTCCATTCATTATTGACTGAATCAAACTCACTAACAATTCCGTACCATACATTTAATGAAATTGTGACTCCAAGATTTTGCTGAAATATCGCAGGTGGCCCTGCAATTGGAAATTGATCAACGGCCAAAGTTCCAGTGTTTGGATTTATAGAAAACAGAATTAAATTTGAATCTGAATCAATTATCGTAATTCTGTTATTCAAAATCTGCGTATCAGTTAAGCATTTGAACTTGAATGAACAGGTTAATAAGTCGCCCATTTCTGTTATTGCTTTTGAAAGCGTTTCATGGAAACCTGTATTCGAACCTATTATTTGCAAAGCAGAACCATAGTTATCATTAACTACTGAAAATAATGATGGTGATGATTCTGTATAAGAACTGATATTAGTGAATGTTTCAGCCAATACATTAAAAGGTGCAACCTTGATTTCAGAAAACCGAATCTCGTCACTAACGGTTGCATCATTTAGGTTATGAAATAATATTTGCTCAACTTGATAAACAAATTCATTCACTAACTCATCATTACCCAATTGCACTTGTGTTTGAGCATCTAAAAGTTCGACAAACCAAGTTACACCATCAAAATACGCTTCTAATTCATACCAGATATTATCGGCCAATGAGGGATAAGCAATATTCAATAAATCAAAATCTATTCCCACTCCCCTATTCAGCCAGATATTAAAATTATCCGAAGCGCCAACCAGATTTACCAATGTTTCGCCATCGCCAGTATTTGAAATAAACTTGAATTTAAACCCGACATAATGAATCAAACCTATATTCTGAACATTTCTGCTTGCTGTGACTGAATTATTTGATTCGATATTCATGGCTTTACCATAAGTATCCGTCACAAGGGAAATTTCGCTTGGCTGATCGATTGTATAAGGTATCAAATCATTGAATGGCTCATCCAATATTAACTCTGGATCAATCGGAATAGGCGCATTAACAACATAGCCATCTGTAATTATGCCATTCGATCCATCAAGAATTCTTAAAGTGATATCCTGATATGGGAGCATGGAACCTGACCATTCAACTTCCCCTTGCTCGCTGACTGTAATCGTATTTCCATTAGAATCAGTATTGGGATAAATATACTGATCACCATCATTGGCAATCGGGGCATTGCCAGAAAATGAATTAACCGTGACATAGGAAAATCCAATTTCTGGAATCAAGACAGGGGTAATGAACTGAACACCACCTGATTGCAGAACCATTGATTGGCCCATTTTTGTTGCTGCATTTTGTGGGTAAACAAAATCAAACTGTGTAGTCAGTGAATTGATAATATTGTGATTAGATTGTGTCACTGAATTTAATCGGCTATCGACACTTTGATAAGCACCATTTTGCCAACTTACTACAATGTTTGATGCATCCAAGCGAATTGGATTGCCATTATTTACAGCGTTAATCACTGGGGATGCTGGCTGAGAATTAAATTGCATTTGCCACTGGCAACTGACACGAAATGCAGCAACTTTGTTATGCCCCATTATCATTTCAATTTTAGGACTCTGAACAAAACGATATCGATTTATTTCTTTGGTAATTGGATGGCGATACTCGAATTCATTTATTCCTTGCAAGCAATCCGTTTCAAAGAATTCCATAAACAATGCATACAGTTTTGCATCCAAAGTCCATGACAAATTAACGGTTCTCATTTCCAGAGTTGATCGTCTTCTGACTTTAGGTGGCCCAACATCAACATTTGTTATCAGAGTATTTGGTTCATCCTGCTCTGACCATGTTTGAGAGCAATCCGGCAACCCTGCCTTCCACTGAACCAATGCCATTATTATGTTCCTCTTCTCTGAATTCCGTATTGGCCGCTAAGGGTATTATCGAATCGGCCTCTTGCAATGGCACTTTCGATTGTACTTTCAATCATTACATCAACTGTTCTGCCATCACTGCTTCTACGCTGAGTTGTGGTTGTTTCATTTCCACTGTTGTTGATAATATTGACAGCAACATTATCAGCAATACTACTTGATGCAGAACTCGTATACGCATTTGTTAATGGCACACTACTCTCAACATTTCCGCCAAATAATTTACCCCCCAAAGATTTCAGGTAATCAAACCCCTGAGTGATAAATGATGCACTTCCAGTATCACCGCTTGATGAAGCATTATTTGGATCAGTAATTAATCCAATATCACTGAAGAGTTTTCGGAATTGCTGAGATACGAATAATCTTGCTGTATCTTCAAGAATTGAATTTATCATATCCCTGAAACTGGCTTTGCCTGTTTTCGCAAACTCAATAAAAGCATCCGTCATGTGTCCAACCGCTTTTTCTGAAACGTCATTCAGGATTTTTTGCATTTCAGTTAATTCTTTTTTCATATCTTTAGCAGATATACCAAACGCCTTTTGCAAAGCGATAACCTGTTTTTCAGTCAATCCATACAAATCAGCCATTTCTTTTATTTTTTGATTAATTTCATCTTGCTCTTGTCCCTGCTCAATGATCTCAACCATTTTTATCTTTAACTGATCAGCCAAAGGTGCAGCATCACCCAAATACTTAACTAATGCTGCATATTCTTCAAACGTCCCTGTTGATCGAACATCATCCAGTTTGGATAATGCCTTTTGCGTTTTTTCGGAATCTTCTGAAAGCTTGTAAAATATCTTTTGAACATCATCCAGTGATTCTTTGTATTCCTTTAATTTGCGTTCATCAAAAGCTTTTTGAATGGATTTTTCCGCACGCTCAAATGCTTTAGGATCAATATCAAAATCGATCTTTCCATCTGTTTTTAATTTCTGTAGTGTGGATTGCAGTTCTCTTAAATCCTTTAATTCTCGCTTTCTTTCCTCTTCAGCAGTTTCATTGGATTCAACCAGCTTTTGATAACTTGACGTTGAATCTTTGATCAGTTTGTTTATCTCTTTGTTTTCTTCTTTAATCCTCAACAACTTTTCAAGCTGCTGCTCATCCAACCCAAGTTTTAAATAATTCTGTTTAAGATACTCATCATAAGACTGATTTAATAAATCCTGTTGAATCAATTTTTTTGCATCTGCATCTGCCTCTTCAACGGCCAAAACGCTAAGCAATTTTTCTTGGCCAATGCGTCCTTGCAAAGCCAATTCTCTAGTTTGCGTTAATTTCTCTTGCAAATGCTGTTGTTGCTGAGTTGCTTCATTTATTTCATTTAATCTGCTTCTTAATTCCTTAAATTTAGGATTAGCTTTATCTAAACTTCCAGCTAGAAATTCTGCATTTGTTTGAACATCAATATCATTAATAATATCCAATAAAGCTTGCGCTTCTTTTCCACTTATTTTTAAACCTAAAACCAATTCACTAATCCCAGCATCACGGCCAAAAAGACCGCCAAGAATAGTTTGATATTCTTTAGCAAGGGAGTTTGCCTCACCTTTTACCAAGCTGGTTAATGCTTTTACTTTTCCCTCACTGGCTTTGATGGCATTTTCTAAGGAATTTGCAGTGATATCTTCTGAAATTCTATTTTGAATATCATCTACTTCTTTCAGTTGATCTATATAGGACGATAAATCAATTTTATCGAAAGTTTCACCGATGCCTACCAATGCATCATCAAGCTCTTTGGTGCTTCTTTTTAATCCAGCAGTTGGCGATATTGATTTCTGCAATTCATCAATGTATTTTCCAGCAAAGATACCAACTGCCGTTGCTGCCAAACCTGCTACTGCACCAATGGCACCAAAGGCACCTAATACCTGTGGAACTTGTTGGGTGAATGCAACGGATGCTCTTGTTCCATTTTGGATAGAAACACCAAAGTCAGTGACTTGGTAAGCGGTATTTTGTGCTAACTGACGAAATCTGGCTAACCCTTTTCCTGATTGCTCAACCGCTGCGCCTGTTCCAAGTTGCTTTGCTTGTAATTTTTCAAGTTCATTCGAATACAAATTAATGATTGAAGCATTGTCTTTTGCATTAAGCTTCAGTTTCTTTAATTCATTATTTAAGAAAGCAACTCTTGTTGGAATTTCCCGCAACTCTTGTTCGGCTCTGGCCAGTGAGTTTTTCCACTGATCCATCGAAGTCTGATTTTCTTTTGCGGTTCTTGATGCAGTCTGTAATGGGCCATTTAATTGTCGTGTGGCCTGTGTTAATTTTTTTACTTCCTTTTCAACTTCTTCAATACCTTGACCACCATTTTCACCAACCTCTTTTAATGATTGGTGAATGTTCTTTGCTTGATCAGTTAATTCTTTCGAGGCTTGTGCAAAACCATTTAAAGCCGTTCGAACGGATTCATCCATTTCGGCTTTAATCAGCAATATATATTCTTCAGTATTATCTGGCATTTCTTACCGCCCCTCGTCTGACATTCAGGAACTTAATCTTAATTGCCCAAGCACCCAAATACTGAAGCTTGCCCCAATTCGCTCGCCCCTCTTCTGTTCTCAATGGTGGCTGACCAATTTTTTCCAATACAGCCTTTGACCTGAAAGCCTTAACCTGAATTGCACTGGAAAATTTTCCTTTAATTCCCAGTTTTTTCTTAATTCGCCTTGATGCCAATCCAAAATAACCTCCACCATGATCCTTTAAATTGGCATCCTTTAATGGCTTTTTAATTCGCAGAGAACCTTTCACTTTGCCTTTGGTATTGAGGTATTGTTGCCAAGGATCAGCAGATGTGATCACGATATAATCACCAAAAGAAAAATCATTAATCGTATTGACTCCGGTAATATCACGCAAAGCTGGTTTACTTAAATCATCGCTTCCAAGAAAAACCTTTACCGATTTGGGAACACCTTCCCGAATAGAACCCCAATTGGCGGCTCTTTTCTCTGCTGTTGTCGCAAAAATATTTGCGAATTCCTTAATGGCCATCTTTATAGCCGCTTCAACCCAAACAACTCTGACTTCTTTTCTTGCACTGTTAATATCAACAACGCTATCAGCCAATCTGTTATCAACTGATATTGTGTAAGGCTCACCCTCACGCTCTTTAATCTTGGCCGTAACTATGGATTTTGCTTTATCACGAAAATAGGGCAAAGCTTCATTATCAATCAATGCTTTTAATTGATCGTGTAATGATTTTGCTGGCCCTTTTATTTCCGCTTCAAATATCATTTATTAAACAACCCGCTCAATTGCTCTGGCGTAAATTCCGTTACATCAATTGCTTTAGGTTTGTTTTTATTTTGATAGTATCTAAGCCAGCCTAAAAACTCTTTTAACGGCATTTCTTCAAGAATCTTATAAACTGGCATTCGAAGTTGTTCAGCTAAAATATAGAGCGTTTCATCCCAATCAGTCTTGATCTTCACTTGAAATAAAACCATTTAAGCGAAAAGCCGTTTGAGTAATTTGTTTCATTAACGGCATCAATGATCGGAAATCAGTACCACCAATAGGCTGATTGTTTTTTGTGACGCATTTCATAATGATTTCTTTCTGCAACACTTCGGCGCTTTCATTATTGGCCACATTAAGCAAATCCAAACCTTGTTCTACTGTTAAAGCATGAACTTCAAATTCACCAACTTTTTCAAATTTCATTTCACAATTCCTTTTCGTTAGGGTGGTGGGCAGAACGAAGGTTGGAAGTGACCTTTGGCGCATTGCTGCTAACCACTACCCACCATAAACTTCCATTAAGGGTTAACGTACCTGATTTGTGTGTTTTGATTCATGGTTGCTGTCCAAGCAATACCGCCTTCCAACGGCGCTTGCCAGCTTACGGAACCGACTGTAACTATCCCCACCAAGTAGCCATAATCTTGAGGGAATCGCACCTTGAATACCCGATTGGCACCATCCATTTCTGCTGCCAATACTTCCTGATAGCCAGAATCATTCGGATCGACATAGCCGCCAATGGTGATATTCCCCAATTGAGGATTGCCGCCAACGCTACTTGCGGTATCACAAAAGGTTGCCGTTGAAATGGATTGAGTTGTTGATTCGCCGATATCTAATTGACTCAGACAAAGACTGACAAAATCAGCAGAGCCATAAAGAGTTGCCGTAATGCTTCCACCAACTGCACCTGTTGAAGACGATAAATCAATTCCAGCCAAACTAAACTGACTGGCAGTTGGCGTCACATCAGAACCAACAAGAAAAGATTTTCCGTTTAACTCTTCAAAACCAGTATTGGAACCGAAAACTACAACGTCACCAACATTTGGCGCTGCACCCAAAGGTGTTGTTAAATCAATAACAGGGGGATTTGCGGCAGATATCGCTGAAATATCCAAGGCATCACCGCTTGCACTTCCATTTAATAATTCAATGACAATGCCTTTCGTTGAAATAGCTGTCATAATGGCCTCCTTGCCTTATAACAATATTGATGGCGGCATTATCAAAGCTTAACTCGTTGCCACCAACGCGAGTTAATTACGCATTGTGCTGACACTCATATTCAATTAAAAATGTCACACCGTAATAATTTTCATCCGTGAAATCTTCTGCTGTATTGGACTCAATCAGATTAACTACTCCGGTTAAATCTAATCTGCTCATTAATAACTCGATCTCTGATTCGGCCAATGATAATACCGCTGCATCGCCAAGACCGACTGGCCCAAAATAATAAACCTGAAACGAACCTGACTCTTCTCGATCACCACAATAATTTAACTTCTGGTTACTGGAAAAACCCCATTCCACTGTACACCAATAATCATCATTTGGAGCCTGTTCCAAATTCACTGTGTCGTAAAATGGCACTGTTCCCAATGCCAACCAATCACGAATTGTTTGTCTCAATATCAGGCTTGCCATAAGTCCTTTCTGATTCGGTTATTGCGTCTTGCAATGTTTTCCAATTGGTTACTTTTTGCCCATCAAATAAGGCAAAAACAATTCCGCCTTTGCATGGCTTGAACAACTTAATAATGCGATGGCCATTTTCATTTCGCCAACTGCAATGACTCGTCTGAACAAATCCGCTCATTTCCCTTTACAGTAGCAAGTATAGCTAACTACAGAACCATCAACCCTAGATCGATGAATGATTACCAAATCAATAATGAATTTGACGCCTTGTAAGTCCAACACTGAATCAAACTTTTCTGGCTTGATTGGCAAATCATCGGCATCAAATTGTAGGCTGACACCATTAATTCCATAAGCATTAACAATCTGATCATTTTCACGCTTTGTACTTTGAAAAATAACCTTATCAACAACCGCTGTTTGTTGTGGCGCTTTTGCTTGTGTCCATGTCATCTGTTGACCAAGATGTTTTTTCAACTCGACAAATTCAGATTTTATTAACACCAAATTCTCCGATAATCATTCAAAATGCCAATTACATTCATCGGCAATCCAGTCGCAATATCAATATCACCACCACTACTAGAACTGCTGTTCACATCAAATTCCACTCTGGCACCATCGCTGGATATGGCCTTTACACCACTTGAGGTTGTTCCATCATTTACATAAGTGAATTGGCTCCACACCTGATCAAATATCATATACATGGCCATTTTTAATCCGCCAACCAAAGGATCAGTCATGGTATACGTAATTGAACATTCATGACTCCGAAAAGGCGTATCACACATCATAAGGCCATTCACTTTCAACAAATGATAATTCGGAACAGTTTCATCAGAACCAGCCACGATATTATCTATTGAAACGGTTGGATACCCTTTCAAAGAAATCGTCATTGTATTGATATGGGTGAATTCTTCAGTTTCTTGTCCGGTTTCTGAATACAAAATTCGATTCAGATAATTTTCCATCCAAGCGATTGTCATTGCATAGGCTTGATTAATTTCATCATCCTTTGCAACATCAAGACCATTCAAGCCAATTCGAATTCTTAACGCCATTAAAGTATCGGAATCTGGAATTGCCGTTGTCATTATTCAGCCTCCAAAAGCGGAATCCAATGCGGTGAAGACATGACACCTTTAATGGGAACTTTTGCGGCCAAATATAGGGATTTCCCATTTTTAACAACATCACCCTTGCCATACGCTTTGTTTTCACTCCAAACACCCCTGAACCACTTCATTTCAATGGCATCATCATCAGGTGGTTCAGGGGGTTTGGCCAACTGCTTCACAGACTGAAGCATCTTGTTTTCCACTTCGAATACATGGCCATCTGACATGACAAAAACCAATGCTTCATCTTCACATTGAATTTCGACTAAAGTTGCAGCATCCTTGCCGCATTCGCCATCCTTGCCATCTTTTCCATCAACACCATTTTTCCCTCGCTGGACAATCATCTGGGCCTTACCATTAATACACATAAAGGTACTGCCACCATCGATGTAAAAATCCCCTTCCAGCAAGTCTTCTGGACTTTTCGGCTTATGTTTAATCCACCTAAGACCAGAATTACCAACCCGTTCCCAATCCTCAGAAACGCTTGGCACACCATTGGTATTCTTTAGGGCTTTAAAACACTGACCAATATTGGCTTGTACCTCTTCACCTTTAAGGTAAATTTCGCCTTTGACATATTGTTTTGTGTCAAACCCTAAGCCAGCAATACCATTCTTGCCATCTTTACCATCCTTTGGTTTTGGCAAGGATTCCAAATACGATTTCACCATTTCTTCAACGGCTATCATCGACTTGGTATAAAATTCATGACTTTGTTTTTCTATGTTCTCTATAATTTCATGTTCAATCTTTTTTTTGACAGTGTTCAAATATGAATCAATATATTTCGTGAAATGCTCATTGAGTCGTAAATCATCGACTAATTTTTCAACGTCAATTTCAATTTCTAAATTAGCATTGTCCTTTATTTTAGTTTCCAAGGCTTTTATTAAATTAGAATATGCATCTAGCTTTTCTTTAACTTCAACTTTGGCAACTTCTATTTCAGTTTGAATATCAACCCTGATTTGATTCTCAAATACCTCAGATATTTGCTTGCTGATTCCAGAAACGTATCTTGAAAAATCGTTACTTTTGATACATTCTTTGAGTACATTTTCTGGCTTAAATTTATAAGCCAATTGATTCAATCCACTTTGCCAATTTCGATCAACAGAATCAATCGACCAACTTAAATGGTCAATCTTCTCTTGAAATTTCTTTGTCATACTTTCTTCTGAAGAAATTTCAACGGATTTCAGTTTTTTATCAAAGGATGATTTTAAATCAGATTCAATTTTTCTTATCTGGATTTTTAAGTCTTGTTTGCAAACCCTATCTTTAAGATCGTTATTGATACCCAAAACTGAATCTTTGATGGTCTTTTCAATTGCCTCTTTTTCGCTCAAAAAGGCATCAAAGTTTTTATTCCATGCCTCTTCAAATCGAAATGTGAATATTGCAATCACAGAATCAACAAATTCTTTCGATTCAAGGAATTTCAAAACATCGAATTCATTATCAGTTTCAGAAAGCAATTTAATCTGCTGTCTTAATTCAAAGCAGTCTTTTTCAAATGATTGCTTTAACTCATTCTGAAAATCAGAAATAACCTGAACCCTTTCATCAATTCTCTGATCAAAGCAAGATTGAAATTCAGGGATTTCTTTAATCTGGAAAAACATATCGCTTGGATCAGGTTTGATTTCCCTGACCTCTGTTAATTGTTTTGCCAGAAATTCCAAATATTCTTCTATTTTCTTGAAACTCACATCAAACGATTTTTCAAAACCATTGAGTTGGCTTTCGAAATCGGATTTAATTTCATCTAAACAGGCAAATCTGCCTTTGACTGATTCAATTTTTTCATTGATTAAATTTAACTCATCCGTATTGGATGCTTTATTCGATTGAATAGAAGATTCAAGGTCTTTTAATGAGCAATTTAACTGTTCGAAATCGACTACTATTGAATCAATTCCTTTCTTCAATTCATTCGCTACGCTGATTTCTTCAACTAAATCGCAAACACTCTTTTCAATTTGCTCAATCGCCTGAATATGCGGTTGCATCAATTCCTTATTTTGTTTTTCACAAAAATCCAGAAATTGGGTATCTTTTATTTCAAATTTTCCATCAATATCTGAAATAGTCTTGATTAAACTTTGTTCAAATGAGTTTTCTATATCAACCAATTTTTCAGCAACCAAACTTAATTGCTGTTTAAGACCATCAACATCTACTCTGAATTCAGTATCACGAATGTTTAGATTTTGATCTATTTCTAATCGCAATTCGGCCATTTTGGTTTTTAATGCTGATCCAAATTCACCGGCAACACTTTTAATAATCGCAATCTGGTTCTCTTTGCTCATTTCTCTGCCTTTTTGGAATCAGTATCAGCCATTGCTTTTGCTATCGCATCACGAACAATTAAATCAACATATTCCGCATCCAGATTATCATCCGGTAAATCCACTGGTTTATTTAATATTTCTTGGATGCTTTTTAAAGTTGACTCTAAACGATTAAATTTTTCGTCATTATCATTTTCTTGATCATCATCGGATTCATCATCTTTCACATCTTCATCCTCTGATTGATCTTCTGATTCATCATTTGAGGCAGGTTCATTATTCAACTCATTCGCATTTAACTCTTGCAACAATGAAACACTGGTCATCTGTCTTTGTAGGAAAATATCATCACCACCTTCAACTGGGGATAGCCCTTCTTTCCTTCTCACTTCATTTGGACTCATAACACCATTTTGAATGGCTCTGCCATAACTTTGCATCCTTTCCGCTAAATCGGTTCTCAGCAATGCAGTCGTATCCATTTCAATACGGCGCTGAATGCTGTTATAGCCAAACAGACGATCCAAACCACGTTCATACCGCTCAATTAATCCACCCAATGACACGCTCATCCAATGGGAAATTAATTGCTCAATATTGGATAAATTCGCATTTTCTAATTGCCCCAATAATGGTGGTGGAACACCCACCGCTCTGGCAATTTCCTCATTGCTCATTTTTATGGTTTCAATAACTTGAGCATCTTGTGAATTCAACGCCATCGGATTCCATTTCAAACCACCGGCCAATATCGGAATTCCACCCGCTCTCATCGCTGCCGATTGCTCATCAAATGCGGTTCTGAGTTGTCGCATTTGTTCAGGGGATAACAGTTCATCCGTGACCAGCACGCCACTTGGACGCCTGAAGTTTTTGAAGAAAGCAATTTGTGATCGACTTAAAGCAGAAAATATACTGGCTGAAATTCCGGCGGCATTGAATGGGGAATCACCAAGTAAAGGATTCTTATTTGATACCTTCCATTTGAATATAAATACATCACGCATTGGAATCATCATTGTCGCATCTGACAATTTTGTCATGACTCCATCCTGATTAAGCATCACAAATGGCTCTTTACTCTCTTGATCGATATAAAGATTCCAAGTCGATGGCGTTAAAACATGCATCTGATCAATTTCAAATCGGGTATTTCTGAACCCGACAATACAAGCCATACCATGTGTGACCACATACTGAAAAACACGCGCATTAAAATCAGAACCCGTTTCATAAGGATTTGGGTTAGAAAGCACTCTTGCCGCAACACTGTTCAATCTTTCAGTGACGTTTCGATCTTTATCGAATTCCAAAACTTGCGGCCTTAATTGCGCTCCGGCACTACTGTGCAAATGGATTGCTCCGGCAATCGCCGGAATATGTTCCATTAAATATGGGGATAATGAGAGGTTACGTTGCCAACCATCTTCTAGCGGATCAAGTTCGAATACGCCGCCTAATTCGCCAAATCCATGAAATGGGCCTAACCACTGACCTTCCGTTGAACCGCCAAACCATGATTTAACTTTTGTTAGCAGACCCATTTTATTTTGCGCCTTAAACGAAATTAGAAATAAGAATAGCTGATAAAACAGATAAGAAAGGCAAAATGAAAACTAAAAACATAATAAATAGAGTCATTTTAAAAATATCCATGACACTATTCTGAATCTCTATTCTTTTGGCCTTTGCCGCCAGAATTTCCATTACCATTCCCTCCATTATTTTCAGGGGTGTCCTTATCCTTATCCTTGTCCTTATCTTTTTCTTTTCCATGCCCTTCGCCACGTCCATTTCCGTTGTTTTCATTTTCGACAACTTTGGATGGCTTTCTGGATCGCGTTCTTGGCTTGTGATTCGGATGAACTTTTGGTTCCATCACTTTGGTTTCATACGAAACACCGTTCTCAACGATTTCTTCATAAAATCGGTTATGATGCTTTCTTGCCTTGCCTTGTTTCACTAAATTCTCACACTCTTCAATCGTTGACTGAGTTGCTCGTCTGCCATTGCGAGTATATTTTATAAGCACTGCCTTCATCGTATAATTCTCCCCTTAAAAAAGGGGCCGTTAAGCCCCTTTCTGCCAACTTGAATTACCAAGTCAACCCTGTGTAATGCACAACCGCATTAGGTTGCATAAAGCCCCAACTGCAAGGTTTAACGGCTTTGATACCAACTGAATGCGTTTGAAACAGTGAACGGCCAACTGCACCCACTTGCGCCAATCCAGCGCCGGGGCCGGAAATCGGAATACCCGCATTGCGAGGTACTTGCCCTGCTGTTCCCAGTTCGCCTGTACCATCATCTGCCTGAGTTGGCGCTACACCATCAGCATTAGCTTCGATTACTGAGGCGTAATCGTTCACGTCGAACTCGGTAGCGTCAAATGCAGTCGCAAGTTGCGCGGCATCAACCATGAAGGCAGTATGTTCTGGAATATTGAGTGATGAAACTACTTCAAGATTCATCAAACGACCATTTGATAATTCTTGGCGGAACAAAAATTCACCCAATGCAGTTTGCATAAATCCAACACTGGTTTGATCATTGACGTTAATGCACAACACTGGCCGTTGACCCAAACCATTGCCTGTCAATGCTGCCATACCAGCTTTGATATCCGCTACAACCGCATCAATACCACCACCCGCTGTACCTGCCAATGGAGTTGACCCATTACCAATACCGGCTGGACGAATACCAGCAACCATTGCGCTTGAATCTAAAAACGCAGTATCCAATTCAACTGACATATCATCCAGAATGGCTTGGCGAATCACGCCTTGAATTGCCGGGGTTGCACGTTGCGCCAATTCCTTGCTGAAAGTAGAAATAACTTTCATGGAATATCGCCCCAGAACTTCAGAGGTAATCCCCAACCTTCCAACTGGAATTACACCACCCTCGCCAACAAATGCACCGCCCATATTCGCGCCTGTTCCTAAACGCGGCATTCTGCGAGGAATTCGAACAGTATTAAAACCACCAAAATTCAACACCAAGCCTCGACTGGCCAACGCCGCTGCAACGCTTAAAGGCGTCAACAGATTGATAAAGCCTTGTGTATCCTCTTCAACCAGTTCACTTGCAAACTCGGTATCAAAAGTAGTTCCCAATGCCACGCCGGTTTTCAAATGCATGACATGTTCCAGAGCCTTGTTTTTAGAAAACCGCTCAACACGAACTTGCTCTGGGGTTTTCTTCTGACAATGCGCGATAAAATGACAAATAGCTTCTTTCAGCCACAAGTCTTCACGATCTTCTTTTTTGCCAAAAGCGCCCGTATTAATCATCGGGGAACCGGCCACTTGTTGTGCGGCGGCTCGCTCTGCCAAGGCTTTTTCGGCTTTCTGCAAGGTATCAACATGTTTGGTTTCTTTCTCAACTTGAACCGTCATGGCGTCAACCTGTTCCAGAACCGTGTCATCGTCTGGGGTTTCCTCCAATGCTTTTGTCAGTTCAAGCAAAGCATCCTTGCTGGCAACCAGTTTGTCTTGCGCCTCTTTAATGCGCTCACTCAACGTTTTCATTACTGAAAATCCCTTTTCAATATTCGCTTTGCTGCGATAATGGCTTGTGCGGCTCGCTTCCTGCGAACCTCTTTGGTTAAATCGCCTGACTCGGCAATGGTTGGATTAATATCACTGGACTGGATATCAATTCCGAAACTTTTTGCAATTTGCATCGCTTCTGGATGGCATGGCACGCTGACAACGCTACATTCCATCAATTCCAATTGATCAAAATGTATACCGCCCTCTTCATTCAAATCACCTGAACCCGTAAAACCAATACTGGCACCTAACGGCACACCATCTGCAATTAACTGCTTTACCATCTGTCCAAGATTGGTTGATGCAACTTTTAAATCCCCAATCAACTGCCCTGATTTCACACGCAAGTTATCCCAAAAGCCAATGGGTTGATCACTCTTGTGTTGCCATAGACAGATTAATTTTTTGGAGAGATTAGGGGCATACGCTCTTGGATCAATCGTATCCATTACCCGATCAGGGGTAATCGAACTCATGACAAAAACAGCATCGTAATCAGGGTTGTCTGATTTTGTGATTTTTACGGGGAGAAATTTTTTCTTCACAGTGATTCCTCAATTTTAAAGAATCACCGTTCGCGGCTTTATCCCGTTCGGATTTCAGAAGTTGTCGCTCTCGTTTTCCCAAGCGTTTACGTGACATTTTTCATTCCATAAAAAATAGCTCACGTCAAAAATAATACAACATATTGTATTTTTGTAAAGCCATGCAACACTTATCTAGTCATTCACAAAACGGGAAAGGAAAATGAAACCCAAAAATGATACTTCATGTAGCAACAAGTTATATCATGATACAACAGTTAGCATCATAATTTCGCTCTGCATGATCATCCTATTGAGCGTAACAATGGTGGTTTTCGCCGCTGAACCTGAACCAAGAACCCCAGAAGATTTAAAACAACTTGAAAAATACGTTGAACCAGAAATTATCGATGGGGATTATTCAACAAAACTCAGAGTCACATGGAAAGCCCCAACCGCTTTTGTTGATGGAACAGATATGCATCCAGACCAGATCAAAGGCTACAATCTATTTGTTAAAAAGGACGATGAAGAAAAAAAATATTTAGGCTGGTTCAATTTCGATTACAAAATGAATCCGCCATTAGAATACGACTTCAGAGTTACGGATGCCGGGAAATATTGCGTTTCAATGACAACCAACACTTTTGAGCATGGTGGAAGCAATGAATCAGAAACCAGTTGTGTTGATTACGATGATGAAGCGCCATTCATTCCACGCGAACCTGCGATTCCACTTGAAATCAAAATCAAAATTCTTGCCCCAAGTGAATTTGAAGTTCAGATTGAATCCGAAACCATGCCGATTGATAAACCGGGCCAGCAACCCTGAACATTTGGCATTAAATCATAATCATAAAAAAAGCCTAGCGATTTGCTAGGCTTTTTATTGATCAGAATAAATATCAATCAATTTCCCCGTAAATTTGAAAGTCTGAGATTGGATCGATATACGCAAACTCTGCATTAACAATATTGCCCTCTGCATCGATATCAAAACCAACATAACCAACTGGCAACGTAGTCACAACATGATCACCAACCACATTGTAATACAAAGTCTCAAACCCAACATGAGCATAACCTTGTCGCAAACTGACTTGATGATTGACCACATTTGCCACTTCGCCATCATTGTAGAACAAAGTATCCAAACACTGAAAAAATGGTGATAAAGACTGATTGCTGGAAACAATTTCATCAAGATAATTCACTCCGGCAATTTCACCGACTTGGCAAGCCTGAAACCCACCCGCCAAGACATAATCATCTTGATTGCCATCGCCCAATGTCGCTACCGCAAAAATTGGGATCACATGGCTTGAATATTCATATTGATAATCAGTGTAAGTGATTCCACCATATTCATATTCAACCAGTGTTCTTTCTGACAACACAACTTCAATTGCCATCGACATAACATTTGTCATGACGCCATTAATTTCAACCATGTTATTGGCTTTGACAATATATGCACCATCAACCGTTTTATCCGCACCCCAGATAACCGAACCATTTTGAATGCTGGTTACAGCCAATCTCAATCTGAATGATTCATCCCGGCTCATAAATGCACTGGTATTGACTTGCTCAACAACCGGCACCGACGTTTCAGGATTCGACTTAGTTTGAGGTGGGGTATTGTTTGTACCTGCCGTACCACCACCGCAAGCCATCATCACACTTGCCAGAATTCCAATCACACCCACTTTCAACATTTTCATGATAACTGCTCCAATATCACTTTTAACTTATTCGTGTGGCAAAGTCTGTCCACAGGAAGGACAAACACCCATTGCATCGGCTTTCATTTTCCTGAGTTGCCGCGAAATACTTTGATGCGAAACTGAAAACAGCCTTCCCGCTTCATTTATCGATGTATTTGGCTCTTTTTCCAAATACTGAATAGCCCTTTCCGTTTTACTGATTTGCTTCGCTTCCAATTTCGCTATCAATTTTTTGTTGATCATTATTTTCTCACTTTTAAATTGTCATTTACTGATTGAGCAAACCCAACAATATACGTTGCCGGAATATCAACCAATACTTTACTGCTTCCATTAAATTGCAATTGCAACCCTGTCTTAGAATACTTTTTAATCTGCCAAGGCATAATTCGAATCTTCACCCAATCCAACCCTCTGCAACCGGCTGAACCACACGCGAGATAATAATCTTGGTGGTAAACATTGAATTCTGAACCCTCTGCATCCAGAGCATAATCGAAATCAGCAAAATACGTTGAATTCGACAATATATACAGTTCATACATTAACCAGCCATCTTTGTCGGCAATCGCTGTTAATTGGTATTGTGGCCCTCTGCCAGAAATATAAGGCGCTTCAAAGCTTTGCGTTTGATGAAAAGCATCATAACTGTATTTTGAACCATTTTTGACGCTTTCCAGTTTATGAGGATTCACGCAACCTGTAACCGCAACAATACTGAAAGCCACTAACAAAACTGGTTTAATCACTGATTTCATTGTTAATTTCCCAATAAAAGGCCAAATTGCTTGTGAAAGTCAATATGGCCAATATCTCATGATTAAATAGTAGATCATTTCTTGCAACGTTGCAAGTGTTATTGTGCAAATTGTGAACTATTACCCAATCAACGCCCTTGGATCAAACGCCGGTTCAAGCTTGGCAATTAAGGGATAAACGGCCATTAACATCGCAACCAAACCATCAATCTTTTGAGTCGATTTTGATTTATCTAACTTGCGTGACCCTGCTGGATCGCGCACAACAATGGCATGTGATGCGCCCAAGTTCAAAATTGGATGATTGCCGGTTTTGAACTTGGCTTTCAATAATTCCGTTTCCATCGCTTCAACACGAGGCGACATTGATTGATAGCCTTGACCAACTTCTGACCATTTTGCGGATAGAGCAAATTCCTTTCTCATCGCCGCTGCTTTAAATTCGGATATTCGCCATCGATCAAATTCTATACTGTTAACTTCGATGCCAGCCAATTGCAACTGGATACGCAAAAACTCAGCCACCCAATCGTAATCAACCGTAACACCTGCTGGACTATTTAAAACACCCATTTCCACCCAGCTTGTATATGGCACCTTATCACGACGTTCTCTATCTTTAATTCCGGTTTGTGGCGAAAATGCATAAGGATAAACGTGAATAAATCCATCATCATCTTGCGCTGCAATTACTGCAACAGTTAAATCATTTTTCTGTGACAAATCCAAACCGATATGAACGCCTTTTTCTTTGAACACCTTCCAGTCTGGCTTGTCGCAATTTTCCTTCCAAACAGTGGGCGCTAGCCATAAACATTCACGGCTAACTCTGCGATTAAAAATCAGGTTCAAAACACCATTTTGTTTTTCTGGTATCCTTTTCGCCTGTTCAATTTGATTTTTCAAATCCTTCATTGATCGATAACCACCATACAACGATGGATTGGCCGCATACCAATTTTTTTCATCATCCAAATCATTATTTTTTGCCGCATACAAATGGCAAATGGTATTTGTAGGCTGATCCCGAATGGCGGAATCAATTTCCAAACTTAGAAATGCTGCATCCGAAGGCGCTTGTGTTGAAATGATAAATGATCGGGAATCTTCATACGTTCCCAGTGAAGAAAACAACATATCCAGAAATTCATCTTGAGGCGAATCAATCTGGCCAGCTTCATCCAATACCAAAACATAAATTGCCTGACCATGACCTGATTTTGCATCACGGCTTAAACTCTGATACTCAACATTTTTATTTAAGCCGATAATCAATTTTTTGGATGGAACAACTCGATAAAGCCCGCTTAAATCTGGCGACATTTCCAGAATCAAAGACATTAATCGATAAATTAAGCTGGCCTGTTCCCTTGTCATTGCCTTGCGCTACTGGCCCAACCAAAAAAGCTAAGCAGATTACGGCCATGACTAACGTTTTCCCCCCTCGCCTCCCCATCGATAATATCGCTTTGTCGATATGCTCTGGACTATCAAACGCGGCCAAAATAAATGCCTGTTGAAAAATATCCAACTCTAAAGGCTCACCTATTTTTTTGC